CTTATCAAAGAAGTACCGATTAACACCCATTGTAATATTCTTATTTATAGGGAAGAAATAGTATTCATCACTATTGGCTTCCATCTTATCCCGTACCAATACAAGTAGTTTGGACATTGTAAAGTATTCCATAGTGTCCGAAAATCCTGACTTACAGAAGTAAAACAGGAATGTTTCAATCTGCCGTTGAAATGCATTGATATAATAATACGGGATATCATATGTGTTACCCTCTACATCTGTAAGGGTATCCATATCTTTATTAATACAAATTGGCATAAGTGACTTTAATGTCAGCCCTTTACGGGATGTATAAGTACTATTATCAACCAACTGGTACAATAGAAAGTATCTTTTACCCCGTATAATAAAATAGTTGTTGGCATCCAATTTAGGTACCAATATGTTTTTGGTTATAAGGGCCTCTTCACCTTTGACATGTATCTTGAAGTTAAGGGTCAATTCAACACATCTATCTGGATGAATGTATTGATACTTGACATTCATGTCTTTCTTTTTGACCTTCTTACGTGTGGTTATATATTTATTGAAGTCTATCTTGGATTCATCATCTATAACGCTATATCCAAGTAACGTTATATAATTAGTTATTTCCAGACTCTTAAATATATCCACAATAAAGGTTATCAGAGGTTCCTCACCCTTACGTTTGATGAGCTCAATATTGATATTTTTAGCTTCATCATTTTCAAACTGCCGTAGGAATTTTTTCATTCCATAGCACCCCTTTAAAAACTAACACCGCCATATGCTATGACTGGTAGCAGCGTGTAGATGGGGGCAAACCTCAATCATACACGCTGCTAATACTAATATTATTCGTCGGCTTCGGTTATCGCATCATTCTTGATTAACTGTTTAGGAATCGGACCTGCAGAGATGGATACAGTGAAATTACCATCCTTCTCAGCATCTTCCTCAACACGCAAATCTACTCCAATACTCAATACCTGATGGATATTGACTTTTGCAACATCCCCATTCTTACGAGCCTCATTCCCGAGTTCACGGAATATCTCTTCCAACCAGATAATTCCAATAGTCGGAATACCTTTCCACTCGGAACATACAATGCCACATTCACGGTTCAGACGGTCAATTGCATTTTTGCTGACACGCTCCATGAATTTGGCTGTCTTCTCATCGATTACAATAGGATTAAATGCCATAATAAAACCTCCTTAGTTTCTCTCTTCGATTGCTGTCGACACGCACTCGAAGGTATTAACATGTTGCACTAGATATATTTTACAACATGCACTGGTATTATATATACTTGAATGACATGGTTGGATTATCCATCTAACATGATAGTAACGGTCATATTCGTGTACGTCACAAGATGATGCTTAAGAGATATTTGGCACGTCAGCAAATCCTTAATAGGATCGGTGTCTAAAACCCATAAATACTTGAGATTCTTGCAATACGAGATGGCTATTAATATTGATCCAACCTGTTGGATCCCTATACAGACATAAGTCCCTTGTTCATTTACCTATAAATGGTATCTGCTCAAGGGACTTCTTTTAACGCAATACAAGATGTGCATACCATACAGTGAATCATTACCGTATGGTATGCACTTGTCCCTTCCCGAATACGCTCGGAGGATACAGTTATATGAAGAGGAAAAACAATAGGTGCGGCGGAATAAAACACCTATGCGCCCTTTAATATCCTGTCGATACAATCTTAATGGTTCTATCAGTGTTATATGTATGACAAGGTATATGCAACATGAAATGATCAAGGCTTATGTCAGATACATATATTTTACCATCAAGGTCGTTAGGAACATCCTCTAAAAATACACCATTGCATATATTAGAATATGTTATTGGAAAGTACATTCGTCTATCACCTATAACCATATTAACAGTAATGGTTTGAGTTATAATACCATTATTGACATTATATGAGCCTGTCTGTTCTCTCTTTGGTGTATTATCACCTTCGTATATATTTATAGGTATTTCTATTGTTCGCCATTCCTTTGCTATCTTAAGTATAGCCAATCTTAACCATCCCCTTAAAAAATACGGTATAACAGGGGTAAAGACAGCATGAACCATTTAGCTGTCTCACCCCTATTAACCAATCATTGTAGACTCAAGGTCTCAGTTCTTATATTAAAGTTGAGCCTTTTAGCACTGGATTCCAATGATATGTTATCACCTAATACACCTATTACAAAATAGGGTACTGCATTGATAAATTTATCTGACCGTTCAGAGTATACCTTAACAATTTTGCCAACCTTAACATCGGCATAATCGTCTACCCTGATGAAGTCCTTTTTATGCTTTATGTATAATTTCATGGCGATCATGCCCTTTCTATATTAAACTAATACACTTATAGCATTACTATGGTTATAGGTATTGTTATACAGTTAGGACATTAATACCATACTATTAGAACTATACAAATAGGGCTTCGGTTTTGTCAGCAATTCGGTACAAATGATCGATATTAATAACTTTAGTGCAGTCATCAACATCAGTAAGTGCAGATTTGAACAAATCATTCAGATCACACCAATCAGTCTCATCAACGATATCAGAAAGAGATTTCCCATACATATCATGTATGGTTTTACCAATATCCTTCACCATTTCTCTTGCACGTCTCTTTAGTAATAACAGAGATCTGTTTGCATCATCTGGCATAACGTTCTTTTCTTTATACAATTCAGCAACATCAATTTTTACAATTCCTTTAGTTTCAAAGGACATGTAGTCTTCATCGATAATGCTAAACGTTATGCTTGATATATCGTTGTTGATTTTATCCTGTACTTTAGAAAATGCGCTGTAAGACATCGGCATTGTTTCTATTTCATTACAGCTCTCGTCAAATTTGAACTCAACATATTTTAACTCAGGCATTTTCAACATTTTAGGATAATTCAACACATCCCTTACACTGACGTTATATATTGGACAATCGTCAGTGTATTTAGCAAAGTACATATTTAGGGTGTTTGCAATTCTAATAGCATCGACCCTATCATATGTTGAAAATATCACCTTATCAAATATAGCTCTGTTAGGCCCATATGATTCAATTACATCATATACGTTATCAGCCATATCATTTACCTCCCATATACTTAAATTTCTTATAGGCATCCTGGATTGTCATAATAGGGATTTCTAACTTGATAGCCTTCTTTATCTTACTGGAATCAGTGCTACCAGTTATAAGTAAATCCGTCTTTCTAGTCAGATCTTCAGTCACACCTATATCAAGTTTGTCCTTCAGATACTGCTCAAAATCCCTATCCCGTACTTTAGTAAAGCACACAGTCATACCGTACTTTTTAGCACTTTTGACTTTGACATGGTTTAATGCAGCAATGATGTCATCGTGATATTCTTCCAACCCATCAAGTATCTTACGAGCTGTCTTAGATTTGATACCTTTGATGTCTGTAAGGATCTTAATGGACTGCTTATCATTGTGCATAGCCAGTAAGTCATTTAGCTTAACAACATCCAAAACCTTCTCAAACAGCTTACGACTTACACTAGGAATTCCTATAGCGCCAAGAAGGACATAATCATCAGCATGATCAATGCTATCAATAGCATTAACGATATTAGCAGATTCTACAGGTCCAAACCCCATTTTTAATAAGTCATCCAATTCAATATCGTATAATTTTGCTATACTATTAACATTGCCATGGTGATACATTCTTAATGCTGTTTCAGGGCCGATCCCCTCAATACCTATTTTCATACAATAGTTGTATATCCGTCCAACAACTCTTGCAGGGCATTTAGGATTCACACATGATAATTCTGGTACGAACTCTAATGGTTCACCACATGATGGACAATTAACAATTGCATCTATAGGATGATTGTTGGATCTTTTACAGGTATTGTCACGGGTCAGATATGGTATAATATCATACTGCACGATTACTTCATCACCTATAGCCAAATCCAGAGATTTGAACCTATCCAACGAACCAATACTAATAGACTTTATTGTCTTATTCTTGAGCTTGACTGGTTTAACCTTAGCTATAAAGCTAACCTTACCAAGATAACCTATTGCTTGCTCAATATCCAACAATGTAGTCTTAGCTGTTGCTGGGGGGAACTTATAAGCCCTCTCCCAATTGTTAACACACTCTTCTTCATTCCTACCAAGAACCTTAACATATTCGGTGTCTAAGATGCGTATAACAATACCATCAGCAGGATAATCGCTATGCTCACATATCTGTGTAGATAGTTCATCTATAACACCTTTTACGTGTTTCATGGCTTCCTTAACGCCCATATTATTGATGCATAAGACATCATATGCATACAATTTATCGGCCCATTCAAATCCATGAACACATGGATTTGGTAATGGAATATCGTTGTCGTTGATCGATATCATTAATGGCATCAATGTCAGATACTTTAACTGCTCTGGTGATGGAAAGTCATTATTAAGGATGGATGTAGCAGCAGATCTTTCATCTATCAATCTACCTCCGCCAAATCTCTCATTATATTCATTAAATGCAGATTTAGATACAAGGGCTTCACACTTAAGCCCAAAATCTCTAATGCCATTAGCATTAGCAACATCATTGAAGTCTATACCACCAAATACACCAGTCTTATTCTGCCCAGCACCAGTATCTTTATCACCCCTTGTTATTGCAGATTTTACAACACCGTCTACAACTTCCAATACTACAGATAAACCATCAAACTTTGTATAGAATGCCAATGCTATCATACCATCCCATACACCAGCATCCTTAAGTTGGTCTATCACACTTACATACCATGATTCAAAGGACTTCTGGGACTTGACATTTGAATTAGCCAGTCGGTCTTCTTCAGTTATGAAGTGGACTTTCCGTATAGTGCCTTTCAGATTTGGATACACATGGACAGCTTTATCACCACTGCTCATGTCACCCCTGATTATTTCACCACCATGATCCATATACCATTCATGGATATCGTCATATTCAGCATCTCTCAGTGGTGATTCAAACCCTTCCTGATATACTCTATCAAGGCACAATAGAAAATATCGCAGTTCATCCATGTCATCAGTGCCAGTATTCAGCACCTTGTTATAATAATCTATTGCTACAGCATTAAGCTCAGCCAATAGATTATATGTATTCTTAATCTTGAACATCTCCTGAAATGTCATTATCGTTCACCTCCAAAAGTATAATATATACCTAAAAAAGTAGTTGGGGTAGATGACCCCAACTGCATTATTGATGTCAAACTCCCATATCAATGAGCTTGTCATTCACCCAGATACTGAAGTCTAACATCTTTTCCAACACTGCATTCTTGGCTCTCTCAATCAAACCGGGGTTTTCTTCAACAACGACATTAGTAGTGGGAACGTTGCGTTCAGCCTTCTTGGCTTTTTTAGCTTCAGCTTTAAGCGCCAGTTTCTTCGCCCTCTTAGCAACACCCCAGTTCAGCACATCCTTGTAGACAGAGTTGTTCAGATACTGTTTGTAAATCTTTACCTGGTTATACACATTAATCTCATCCTCCTTCAGATCCTTTTCTTTTAGCCCTTTAATATCCATTTTGAATCTAAAACCCAGGTAAAGTTTCATGTTTGTCTTGTCGCCATCGATAAACTTCTTTGGCCAGGGCACCTGTTTTTCATACGCCTTTACACACTCTTCGGCAATTGTCAACTTCCTCTGTTCATCATTGCTTTCTTTGGCTTTTTTCTTACCCAATATAAACACCTCCTAATAATATTAGAACACATGGCCATGCATTCATGTTTATAATATATGCCCAAAAACCCAATATATACGATAAAGTGGGGGTGACGGTGAGCACAGCGTTCTCCCATAACTGTGCTCACCGCCTGTCAGTAACTTTATACTGACATAGATACAGTGCATCAGTAGATTACGACTATCATACTGATGCACTGTTATAATATATATTTAAACTATTTGGTTGACTTATCATCCGTATCAAACTTAATTACCAGGGGTTTCTTACGCTTCTTATGCTTTGGTTTCCTGGTCTTATGGGCTGTCTTATTCCAGTCCTTGATCTTATTGTATTCTGTAGATGCATACTTATCATATTCAGACTCTATCCATTCTTTACTTCCTACATGTAGAGTCTGGTTGAATTCATTCCTGTAACGTTCATCTAATAAGTGCTTCCGCATTCCTTCATATGTGTTAAGGTACATATCACCTTTATACATGATACTATGCAGATCACTATCAAAGATGTTCATACGTAAACCATCAAACCCATAATTCAATCTACGGCCTGATGATTTAAAGTATGCATTCAATATTTCTACGTTCCTGTTCTTAAATCTCTTCTTAACCTTGAACTTCTTGAAATTCAGTGGGTTCTTGGTATACATCTTTTCTACTTCACGCCTTGCGGCAGGAGATGATCTATAGAACAGGTGGAACTTAGCCAGGAAATAGGGGTCTAAACCTATACCAAGATTGTTATTCTCATCACGACCTATTTTAATAGGTGTTGTTGAATACAACTGTTGGTTATGCTTTGCTTTGTTAGATTTATCAGGCAACCCTTTTTGTGATAAATAACCTGTAGATCTAGCACTAAAGTTCTTTTTGGCAGTTTGTTTTAACCTAATGATATACTGTTCACCAACTACCAATGGGTTCATTAGTTTAATCTTACGACCCCACTTATAGATATAGCAATTATATGGTTTGATCCATGGGAATTCCTCATATAACTTAGATATGATATCAAACAGACATGTATCACTGCTACTAATAGGTGGAAGATTAACATATATCCCATTCGTATAGATGTTATCAAAGAAGTCCTTTTTGCCTTCAGTATTAAGACTATTATAATACTTCTTAAGTTTGGTGTATTCACCACGTTCATCAAAGTACTTCATAAATGTCCACAATAACTTTTCTCTTGGTGCTAAAGTTTTGTACTTCTGCATTTCTGATATAATGTTATCAGCTATAAAGTTAATTGATATCTCGAACAACTGAGCAGGATTAAGTCTATTAATAACACCAAGTGCGTTATATATTAGATCAATCCGTCTACCATTCTCCAATATAGGCATTTCTTCATCAGGAACTATCTTACTTAGTACTGATTTGTTGCCGTATCGTCCTGTAACCTTATAACCAACATTAAGTGGCACATCACGTTGTACACTAATTTCCATTATTATATTGCTGAATACGCTATCATTATCTTTCCATTTATAGTCTGGATTTAGATAATTTTTAGCCCTTCCAAGCAAATATCCAATATCATCATCATATGGAATACCGCTATTTGCAATATCTTCACACACTTCCAATATCTCAGTCCAGAATCTCTTTTGATTCTTGAGGTATTGGATTATCTGCTCATTAGCAGCTATTTCAGGTATGTCTTCAATCTGCTGGTTACAGTAGATATCAACATCCATTACCTCACCTTTAGAATAATACTGTTTATCATTCAATGGGTTTGATTTAAGCAGATTGCTTCGTTTCATATCGAACAGCAATTGGAAGTTATCTATTCGGCGTTTAGAACACAGGATTTTATTCCTTACCTTGACCCCAATATCAGGGAATCCTTTATGATGTTCTTGATCTCCATATAGGTTAAGAAGCAGATCATTATCATTGATAGTGATCTTAATGGTTTCAACCTCTTTAGCTTCCATGCGTTTAGCAAATGATTCACTGCATATTGCTGCATCTTCTATAGTGCGGTTATCAATTAGATATGCAGTTAATGCATTAACACCATAGCAGTAATTGTTATACTCATCATATGAGTTAGACTTCCATAATGTGTCGCCTTCATGGATTTTTTGTCCTTCTTCCAATTTATCAAGGGCTTCATTATTGAATCCATACCCAAACTTTTCTGTTAGTTCTTCAGCCAGCTTCTTGATGATACAGAAGTATTGATTCGCCTCTTTATCATATAGAAACACCACATATAGATGCTTTGGATTCCATTCAAATTTGGGTACAATCTTAATGACTTCACAATCATGCTTAGCCTTATATATAGAAGAAGACAAGTCTCCAAATACATTCTCATAGTTTGTAAATACCCTTGGGAATTCTGGATGGTTAAGCGATACCATCTGTTTAAGATGGTTTGTAAACATAATTGCACGGGACGAGGATATATATTGTGGTAAAGTAAATAACTCTGGACCCAATAGATGATCCATTGATGTTATTTCCTGCTGCTTATTCTTTAAATACGTCCCAATATCGAAGATATCCTTATTATCAACGATTCCTGCTGCCATTTGCATAAACCTCCGTGTATTGATTTGACTTACACACTAAAATACATGTAGGGTATTGTTAATTGCAATATAATTGACTACATGCATCTGTATTATATATACCTCTAATACGATATTGATTTATTGAACATATGGCTAACCTTTTAGGAGGTGAGTATAATGTCCGATTTAGAATCCGATCTGTTATCATTACAAGCTATGGACGATACACCAGAAGCTGGTGATGACCTTGGGTTGTTTAAACATGCTCAAGCTAAACAGAAGAAGCGTAGGAAGAACAAACTATTCAAAGAGATAGACGGTATGCTTGATGATTACAGCTACAGCGGTGATGATGATATGGCATTCGTCACCGATCTAAAGATAAAGAAAAAGGGTAAGCATAAAGCCGATGGTGATCTCTTTGATGCTGATGATAAATCATCAGCTGCTAAGAAGTTTAAAAATGTAGAGGCAAAGTTCAAACCAGAGCTAGCCAATTTACAGCGTATCCTTAAGGATAATGAGAACACATCAAAGACTATAATGGATGTATTAAAACCACTACTCACATCTAAGGCTCGTGGATCAAGTAAGCTACTTGCTGATCTTCTTATCGCCCTAAATTCCGCCAATAACAACAGACTTGCAGTAGTAAAGGAACTGTCGTCAGTTAAGAAAGCCATCTATGACCTAAAGATCAAACTGCAGAAGGATGATAATAGTGATGCTGGTATGCCAGCTGACCAGTTTGGTGCTAAGGTATTTGATGAGCTATTCAAATTTGGCAGAGGTAATGTGATATCAGAAGCAAACAAGTACAACTCATCCATCGATGATTTCATTGCGCCAAACTCTGAAAACAGTCCATCATATGATGATATCATTAATAGCCGGTTAGAGGCTGAATCAAATGAGTATATGTCAGATGATGGTAATAAGATGATAGAGTATGAGCCACGTAAACCTAAGATATGTATAGAAAAATCGTTCAGTACTGGTGAAACCAGAGCTGTCGCTATAGACAGTGAAGGAGTCACAATAGATGATTATCCTGTACCAACCAATGAGCAGTTGGGTAAGTTAACATTCAATAATGAATCTGGTACATGTACTGATTTTTCTGGACGTGTGTATAAAGTTATTGAGGTTGCATAATATAATCCCATAAGCATATTAATGCTTATGGGATTCTTCTGGTTCAACTATGTCAACCTCATGCTTTTCATGTAGCTTATGAAGGTACTCTTTTACTGCCTTCTCTTCATCCTCATTATACTCATCATCTGATAATGGTTCATGTATTAACATCTTTTTCAATGGTATCATTGTATTGTACCCACAGTCACGGCAAATTACTTGGATATGGTCTTTATCGTCAGATATCTCAGCGAATATATTGGTAGATTCGCATTTACGGCAGAATAAAGAGTAAAGGATAACAAGTATTTTAGCACCAGGGTGATTATAATCTGTAATACCAGAAGCGATGTATTCACGACGTCCATCTACATCATCATGCAATTTTGTTATATTTTGAGTCTCAGCCATCCTCTTTGAGTCTATGGTTAAATACACAACTAACAGACCAACAACGATAGCCATTACCCACATCTCTATGATACCAAGTTCCATATAATAAAACACACCTCCTCTACAATAGTAGAGTTATATAGATGTATGACATTAAATAAGAGTAAGCCAATGATGGCTTACTCTTATTGTTAGACTTACTGATTTCTGAATGTATCAGCGGCATTGTATTCACCACGGCCATAGAAGCTACCGATGGTCTGTGCCACGTTTTCATTCTGATAATTAACGATGTTACCACCGTTAGCAGTATACCCAGAAGTGAAGTCCAGATAATCACGCAGAATAGCGTATTTCTCAAGCAGTGCAGCTGAAATCTCATTGATCTGAGGGGATTCATAGCGTGTAGCAGTGAAATCCAGATCCAGCTGAGTTGCAGGATGAGAACCTGGTTCATATTCAAAGTGCTGCTTAGCAACCGTCTTAGGCATCATATTGGACAGCATGCAAGCGTATTCAATATTTACACCAGTCGGGTCGGTTACAACATAAAACATTTCCATGATATGGTTCTTTGCACAATATGGGCACTCTTCGCTAATCATGCCATGATAATGTGCTAAACCAGTCAGAGGGTCAGAGATACCGGTCATCCAGGTATCAATCATTTCACGGATCGGGGATCCAGTTAATTCATATACACGAATGGTAACACCATCGGTTTCGTCACGGCATACACTAGGGATGTCGAATTTGTTACCAGCATAACCGCCAGTTACAGCTTCGTATTCCATAGTGGTGTTACCGATACCAGTTACACCAATGAAGCCCATTTCGATAAAGTGCTTAAACCGTGTATGCATAGCCTGTTCCGGCGGAATGTTATTCTTAGATGACATCTGCTGGATAAAGAAAGGCAGCTTCACGATAAAAATACGGGAATAACCAGTACGTAATGGATCGAACTGGTCAATATTTTTAGCAGATACGTCGACGCCACCCAAAAACATGGAGTATTGGGAGAAGTCTTTAGTATTGCGTTTAATGTTAGCTTGTATAGTTCTAACTGCCATAATACTCTACTCCTTCCTTATGCTCTCGGGTTAACATCAATCTCAATGATAGCCCGCTTCTGGAAGGTGCGGAATACCACTTCGATGTAGATATGGGTTATATAACGAATGGTTTCCCAAGCATTAGCAGAAACCATAATGTTAAGGGTCTTACACTTGGTTCCACGGTATCCACTAAAGATCTGATTACATTCCTCCTGGAACATTGCAAGATCTTCAGGTTCAGCCCAATGGAATCTATGAGATGCAGCAAGACGTTCAATCTTACGCTTAATCTCAAGCAATACCAACATGTTATTTTCTTCACTCAGGTCAGACCAGAACAGCTGTGAGGTTTCCTGAGTACCACGCATGAATGTGTTTTCAGCAATGCATTCAACATAGTTCATGTGCAGCTTATCATATAACAGTTCCTTGGTCTCTTCATCATCAGCATCGATAACAGGTTTGATACTGTTGCGATGATAACCAGACAGCAAAGCGAATTCCTCGCCAGCCAATGGAGTCTGATTGCCATACACATTAAAATGCTGAGGATATTTAGATGCTAACCACAAAGTGATGGATACAGGAATGATCTTACCAGTAATCGGGTCAGTGGTCTTAAACATATGAGCATCAAAGGAAATGATACGTTCATTCAGACCAGACAGACTCTGAGTATAGAAGGTTTCCAAGTCATCAACATTGTTGATCAGGTTGCAGTCAAGATGGCAAGCAGCATCATAGCGGTTTAATGCCAGAGCAGCCATAGCTTTCTTAACATTTACAGGGTAGCAAGCGTCAAGCATCAGATCAACAGGTGCACGACGTTTTGAAGCAATAGTCTTATCATAACCGCCCTGGAAGGCCATCAGATAAGCACGTTCCATCGCTTCAGCACGGGTAGCGTCAGTAACCACAACACGATTACCATTATCATCCAGCTTATTCAGCACAGTGCCGTTAGCGGAGAATGAACCGTCGTGGCCATCATCCATAGCTACACCTTCAATAGACATGATTTCGATGGATTCAGTACCACCGTCATAGTCAAAGTATTCATCCCAATCCTGGGTGAATTTGTTATAACCAAATACATCCCATGTTTCCATGGTGTAGATCATCGGGTCAATATCATCATCAGGATCATACTGAGCCCATTCATTGTTTACCCAAACCCAGTAAGTGCCAGCCGGATACAGAACACCGTCAACGACACAATCAGCAGTCAGGTAATATGCAACGTTAGGATCTACGATATCAACATCTGGGAACTCATCAACTTCCTCAACATCAGCAGTGATGTTAGAGAAAGCAATGTCAGCTTCATCAGCTTCAACAAAGTACTGACCTTCCACTTTGTATACAACACCAACTTCAGCCAGCTTCTTGCCAACCAATTCGTTGATTGCAGTGTCAGTTGCAGTATCAGTGTCAAACGGAATAACATCCAACGTGGTTTCAACCATTGAGTTAACAGCCGTCGCAATATAGTACTTATTATTGCTAGTAGCAAAGTACAGATCGCCAGGGCGTAAGCCAGTTGGATCTTCATGAGAAGACAGAGTATGATAAGTCATCTGCTGATCGGATTCATTAGCCAGATAACTTACTTCACGAGTAACATCATCAAAGAGGTACACGTGTTTAGACAATGTATTCAGCAGATATGATTTAGCAGTAGGATCAGCAAACAGGTTAGTGATAACCGGTTTTTCCTCAACCTCTTCAAGGCGACCATTGCCAAGGTAAGATTCGAAGACTTTCAGATCTTCATTAAATACCTTTACAGCGCCTTCTGTATCACATACAAAGATAACATCGCTAGATGGATATTCAGTAGCCGGAAGAGCGTCAACAGTCTTGATGTTCATATCTTCTCTGTTGCCGGACTTGTATGCTTCTTCATATGCAGCAAATATTGTTTCCAGGTTGTCATAGTAAACCTGGCCATTAAAACGTTTAGACCCTTTACCTTCCTCATCATCAATGATATCATTGACAAACAGGGTCAGTGAAGAGTTTGGATCAATAGCTTCAATATAGAAGCTTACAGTATAGGTTTCCAGGGTGGTCAAGATACCATCTTCAGTAGACAGCAATTCAACAGCATAGTTTACATACTTATTGTCTTTATCCCCACCCTTATCGCGGGAAATACGTACACGGTAGTTGTTACCATACAAGCCACGGCCACGAGACCAGAAGCTCATAATAGGCAGCACTTTGTAGCCTTCCAGGTCAGGAACTAAAGAACCCATACGTTCAACGTATGCGTCCAGATCGTCCAAAGACACCAGATTTTCTACAACTGCCGTAGTATATTTAACACGCAGCTTACCATTTTTAACCTGATAGTGGCACAGTACAGTGATATTAGCATATGCAGCGTCCAATGGCATTACACGCATGGACTGAGAGCAAGCTAATCCAGTACTCAGTGACACATAAGCGTTATAACCAGGCTGACCGTATTTACGGAAGTTAGGTAAGCCATATTCTTTGACCCAGTCAACGATAGAGTCAAAGTAGCGCAGCTTATTGTCGACACCTTTACTAGATGCGAACACATTCAGGAAGACCGGACCAGTCTGCCGAAACGCTATGTCTTCATAACGAGTGTTATCGTTAATATAGACTGCTTCATGCGGATGGAGCCATTCCGGAATGATCTGTCCTGTTCTTGGCATATATCTATACCTCTCTTTCAATAGGTTGATTCATCAGAAAGGATTGTATATAAGATGAGTTCAACGCATTCTCGTTACTACATTGTTTTGATGTAAGACCGTGGTTTTCTGGGGGTTAGAACTTAATTACATCCTCCATAGGAGACCTGTTTTCAGTCTTATTCTTAACCGTTCTATTAATACCTGATGTGATCATCTGATCCATATCTTCAAAAATCATACCAGTGAATACAGAGTCGTATCTGGTTATCTCACGCGGTGAGAATGTAACATAGTCTGTTGGATCATGTTTAGGATCTTTAGCCAGTACAGATCCAAACGTATTCTGAGGATTGCGTTTAGATCTATATATCTTTGATATAACTATCTCATACCTACTATCTGGTATATCAAAGTTAATACCAGCAATAGTCATGTTCTTCTTCCAGATGTTAATGATCTCTTCGTATGATGTAAATGGTGGTACTTTACCACCTGTCAATATCCCTAGAAAATCCTTAAATGTGGTTGTTACTTTAGCCATATATGATGGACATACTATATCATTGGTGTAATACTTAAGCACACCAACAGGTTCAGGGCCTTCCAAACTATGTAGATCCATCTTACGAGCTTCATATCCTGATGGATATGTCATGAATTTAACTGGTAGATTAAATAGACGAATTGGGTTAGGGTTCTTACCTTCAGGGTCATTAAAGGTTCGTATATTAACTAAACCAAAGATGCGGTAATTATCACCAACCTCTTCAACCCACCCCTTTGTAAAATATATCATAGGCACATACATTTCCATATATGGGCCTGTAAAAAGTACATTATCACCATCGATTTTAAAGTACTTTGAGTCTATAAATTTCATATATCTCACCTCATATAGGGTAGAAAGTTCCTTAACGCAACACAATAGCTGCGTTAAGGAACTGTGCAATGTCATTAGGTCTCAGATAGAATATTGACTATCTCTTTGACACCAGCAACAAACTTAGACCGTGCAGGTTCTTTTAATTGACCCTTTTTAAGCATGATCAGATTCTGTGTAACTTGTGCTATAAAAGCATTGTCAATCTTGCTAAATTTATCATTGTTAAACTTAATATACCTGGCAAATAGGTATATAAAGATATTACTCCATCCGGGAATACCTATAGTACTCTCAATATCATCAAACATCTGGAAGTAGATGTTAAACCCATTCTCATTGGCATATCGCTGTGCTTTCTTAATGGTATCATTAAACCTGTTATTGAAGGCATATAGTAATGAACTACGCCTACCGTTGGATATATCATCCTTCAGGGCTTCAATGATAGGTGTTAACGTACATGCACTTTCACGTACATCTATGATACGCTGTATGCGTGCCCTTTCCTTCTCATCAATAGTTGGATCTGATAGACGTTCTGTAAACAAGTTATATACATATTCATCCCATTCATATACATCCTTAGACTTCTCAATCATATCAGGATCAAATCTGTCTATTAGTTCATCTATCTTACCGATCTCCTTATTTATTTCACCATCTGCATCTGAGATAGATTTAAGGTATAATAGAAATTCACGATATGCATCGCGCTTCTCTTTTTCACTAAGCATCTCATCATAGTTCAGCTTTACCTCATTATCATCAAAGATAAAGAATTGGCGTAACTCTTCAAACGATGCCTTCTTAATGGCTTCTTCAGTTACCTCAGATACTCTGGTTTGCACTATATCTATTTGGTCAGCGGTACCTGCAAACATGAAGTTGATCTTCTGATTAACCATATCTTTCTGACCAATCAATTGGTTTTTAGTGGTCTTCAAGTTCATCAAGAAGTTAGCAGCACGGAGTTTATCACCATCTGCAACCATTTGGTCGATCATATCCTTTGTAGCTTCATGATCAACTACTGGCTCTGTTGGTTTAGTTTCCTCTACCATCTCTTGGAACTTACCGTTTACCTTCTCATAATATTTATTGGTTTCAATATCAAATATCTTGTAACCATCCCTAATGCCTTTTAGCTTGGCATCAGTGATGTCAGATAATTTAATCTTGGGTACACCCTTCATCATTATGGTTTCACTCCTCTACGCTATCCAGTTTCTTAAACTTTTTAATCAACCCGGACTTTATAGATACAAAGATCTCTGTAAAATGGTCATCTTCATAGTCACCAGTTATCGGTTTGAAGAAGCGTCTTACAAAGCTTTCGCCCATAAGCATATCCTGAATAGCATTTGTTATTACGTATATCTCATATCTATCTGGATTGTAATAAGCTAATACATCCAAGCCTTTAAGATCTAGATCATCTATATATTCGATAACTGTACGAAGGTTGGCAATAATACCAGCAGCACGTTCATCATTTAGCTTGGATTTCATACTATTAGTCATTACATCGTTCTTATTGCGTAGACTAGATAGTGCTTCATCAATAGTATCAATGTTACGAATGATATATTTGATGAACCACTTCTTTAGGTTCTTAGCATAGTGAACAACGAAGAAATCATATAAGGCATATGTTAGATCCTTAATCTCTTCCACATTCATATCATCAACAGCTTCATCGTTGATATCCAGATCATATTTATCATCCAGCATATTGATGATTTCCTTACAAAATTGGATAGCATCAGCATTAAGCTGTTCCTTTAGGTCTGGATTCTCTTCAGCATTTTCAATCTGACGGTCGAAAATTGAAAAGTATTCATCTACAAAATTGACGTTAGACTCGAAAGGATCAATTATTTGTTCCTTAATTGATTCATTGATCAGATCGCTATGTAACGACTGTAATTCAGGAAGTTCGATAATCTCATCATTATCAACTTCCATATCTTCTAATATATCTGTAATCATGGAGTTACCCTCCTTTAATAATATTACAACTATTGTCATACATTATATACAATATAAGATGGAAGGGTTATACCCTTCCATCATATTATTTGTTCAGTTCTGCAAAAAAGTCATCATCAAAGCCAGAATAATTTTCACCAAATCTGATATTATCATAATTCATATCTATTTGGTCATCCTTTGTTACTACAACGCCATCAGTGTTAGAGAAGTTAGTCCTTTCAAATTGGCTCTTACGGATAGCTTCTTTAACCATACGTTCATATGGATCTTCTTCTTGTGGTTTAGGAAACCATTCCTTCATTGTATCAGGCATCTCATCATATATTTCTTCATATGTCATAGGTTTAAGGTCTTCACCAATAGGTGTTCCACCAGGGACAAATCCCCAATTGGTTAATTTTTTACCATGATATCTTACATACATAGCTATTAAAAAGCTCATAATATTATCATCATGATACCCATAGCGTGCTTCAATTTTACCAGATGGACGTCTAACCAGATTATTAAGATCATCAATAATATACTGAGTTACAAACGCATCTTTCTTTTCAGCTACAAGACGTAACATGATTTGCATCATAATACTACGTGACTTACTGTTTGTATATACACCAAAGCTACGACGATTTTCAGCTTCACGCTTAATAAACCCATGTTCATCAAGCTTCTCATCTGGATCACCTACAAGGAATGCATCAGAGTCATAGTATATATTATGTGATACCTCTGTCCTCTTCAGCAATTGTATAACAGCATCACCCAATGAGTTACGTTCTATACATAGTATACCACGTGGACATATATCGCGTATAATCAATCTTAGAAATGTACATACATCTATTACATCCATTAGAGGAGTCTTTGCTTCACCAACAGCCTTTTCGGTATACGGGTCTACTATACTAATAGCTGTATTATCATTATTAGTACCTGTTGCACAGTCAACTCCAATAAAATAAGGTATTGATGGATTGATCTTATTATATAACCGTAACATGAATATCTTATTCATGATCCGCTCTTCGATCACTTCACCACGCATACCATTAAGTTCATCAAGATCTTCAGGATCAAATGGACTATCTGATGTACCGCGAATGCGTAACAATAATAGCTCACGCTTTATACGCAATCTATCATACATCAGCTGTTCACACATCTCAGCAAACCATTTTTCATCTTTACCACATTGCTTATATGAGTACTCAATGTAGAACATTTTCAGCTTGCTGTTGTTCTTAAGATATGTATATAGCTCACTTTCAGACTTATCCAACATATGATCTGACCATCTTGCAGATAATTCACGTAATGGTGCAGATGATTCTACTGGTTCAGTATCCACAAAACCTGGCGTTGAAATGTAGATACGACAATACGGCGAATTATTTTTTGCAGCATTTCTTGCAGCTTGAACATATGCTGGCCCAGCTGCTTTACTTATAATACCTATATGATCTGTGAACTCCACTTCGTCATATAACTGTACAGGTGATGTATTACCACGACCTATACCTTCTGCTTTAGCTAATGATGTAGCTTTTGGTTTGGTAACTATTGAATTGCCATTCATAGGATTAGACATCTTTTGTATACGGTCTACGCCTTTGGCTATTTTCAGTTCACCATCCTGTACTACAAACTTTTGTTGCATATATGCTGGTAGAAGATCACGTTGATCTTTCATACGTCCCAGATTTTCATTAGCTGCATCCTGATCTTTATTAAGGAAGGACATCTCACTATTAGTAGTACCGAACATATATGTCCATAATAATATAGCTAATTCTGACTGGGTTTTACCACACTGACGTGGTATTACAAGGTAATGGTTTATATTATGAAGGAAGCAATATATTGCTGCTAAATTGCCACGATGTAATTGGAATCTTGTACCTGCACCTTCTGTAATACCACCACCCTGTTCTGGTATACGTGCCAGTTCACGTAGATAATACCATGGGTTACGTGTTGTTTCTATGATAACCCTTTTGATCATCTCTTGTGATAGTGATTTATCGTATGGATTAACCCCTATCAATTTAGGATCGTACAGCTTTAGGAAGAACTTGTTATTCCGAACACCTAATATAGCAAGATTCTTCGATGTTTGTAAAAATGATATATTTGTAGTGTGTACATCATATATGTAATAAGTCTTACGCTTATAGTCATACCCAACCAAATCCTTATTGATTGGAAATCCTATCTGTTTAAGACTTGTGATATTAACACATTTATCACTACTACCATCCATCACGTATCACCTCATTGGATAACTTGGTTCTGTACTTACCTGTTAATAGTAAGTACAGAACCATATATTTTTAGCCTTCATATCCAGCAGGATATTTTATAAACAAACCATACCGCTCTGGAGATATACGCTTATTCATAATTATCTCACGGATCTGAATTAACTGAGCCAACTGATTCTTCAGCAATGCTTTGGAATCACGTACACGCCCTTTTGTATCGCGATCACCAATCAATGTTAATGCGTATTCAACAATATTGATCTTATCATGTACCTTTTCCATATAGTAGATTTTATCATCAACAGACTGGATCTTTTCTACCTCAAGTCTCAGTACATCTATTTCTTCTTGGGTTACACGTTTGCAACGTCCAAGCTTATCCAATAGTCTTTGTTCATCAGCGCGTACAGCTTCATCAAATTCCTTAACTATCTGCCCCATTAAAACAGCTTCTTTCAGTGCTTTACTTTCTGGTGTAGACGGATTATAGGATTCTTCAATAGCCGATTGATCCTGAGTTGAAAATTGGGCCATTATAGATACAAGTATATTCTTAATATAATATGATTTCTCAGCTGTTATCTGATAGCTAAGAGCAACTTTCAGTCGTTCCATACTATATTTAAGGTCATTCAATGCTTCCATAACCCACGTCATTATGCTTGTAATATCCTGTTTTAACTCATAAGACGGGCGATCAATAATAGAGCTGGTATACTGTGTAGCTATCTTTGTTAACAACGCTAAATAGTCTTTATGCAGTTCCTCAACCCCCATAAATATGGACTCTGGTGGGATTTCAGATTTGAAATTAGTGAACCCACAAGATTCGATTATAGGAATCATGAAGAAGTTCCTGCATCGTGTAGACTTAGCAATTGTAGCAGTACGTCTATCAACGTTTAGCGTAATGTGACGTATGCTCTTATATGCAACCATAATGTTCTCATTACAGAACACAGTCTGCTCTATCTTATATAATAATAGAGCAACGATTTCACGAGCTGTTAACATCTGGCTTAATGAATAAAATATCTTAGCATCAAAGTCGATATGCCATTCAGTATTATTCATCCAGATAGATCTAATAACATCACCAGGTGAATCAAATGCTACACCACCATACTGTATATCGTCAGCGCCAACAGTGTCGCATGCTACGTCGACAATAGCACGTGCAGTACTAACGCTAGGATATATATTAACACCAAAAAAGTCATTATCCATGGTGGTATCTAAAATTGTTGTACTAACTTTCATATCAAAGCATCTGGATAATATTCTAGATATAGCATCCAGCTGCTCATTCAATACATATGTATTAGTTTTATTGGCTTTAATCGTATCTATACATTCACACAGATAACGGTGTTCTTCACCGCTACCAGGTGTGATAGCAGATACGTCAGTAAGCATAAATCTTGACATGTCATAAGCTCCTTCCTTAAAGCTTCTAATAGTGCACGTTAAGATCTTGTCAACTGCGATTATGGTAAAAAAGATGACCCACCGGAGTGAGTCATCTTTATTGATTAAACCTCATAGTGCTAAACATGAAAGCACAATGATATAATGTACTATATATCCGTGACTAGTGTACGGCAATACACTGATCACAATATCAGAGCACCCCAGCATGCGATTGTTTCAATTTACCCCCAATATCTAATCATGAAAGGAGGGATAATATAGTGCAACCTCATGTTGACCCAGAATATGATCGATGGTTGGCACACCAATATTGTGCCTACCTTGAGCGCATATTCCGAATCAGGGTCTTTAATTGGTCATCCGAACGAATGATAGTTAATGTATTCTTGCGGATACAATCGTTAGACGACCTTAAAAAGCTCTGTGATGGGATATCTAATTATCTTATCAACAGGCTAGGGTACAATGATATGTTCCTAGTCTAATTATATATATGTAGCATGCTGGGTATTTTTATATGTAATATGGATGGTATGGGATAGACCCATACCATCCATCATCCGAACTATTGGATGTTGCGCAATAATGCGCGAAGACATATCCGAATTCCTAATTGACAGATTAGGGTATAAGGATTTCTTCATACCTTAAGCTTATGTGGCGCCATAGTACTTTTTTATATTTGGATAAAAATATATCCCTGTACTGTACAGGGATATTCTTTTAATCAAATTCAATAACCAGATCACCATTAACATCATGGCCATCAAACCCTATAACAATATCTGTTGGTATAAAAGTATCTTTAGGTATAATTTTATTAAGATATCTTTCTGTACGTTTATGGCCATACTTCTTAACCCGTTTTAATATTGATCTGGAATATTTGAATTCATCGGTTATATTTATAATATCATTAGCAGAACATATATGACCATGAATATTAAAGTATTGCTTAGGTAACCTATGATTTACATTGCCATTATTGGCCATAACCTCACGTATTTTATCAGCCACCATGTCATCAGTTCTATATTTTTTCTTAGCCCAATTGGAAATAAACCATGTATCTGTAGTGCCAAGATATCTATCCCAATCTAATAATGATTTGGTCATACCATCGACTGTTATAAGACGCTTATTATTATAAGGCATATCTTTACGTTTTCCACTAATAAGCTCTTTTACTAGTTTCATGGTTTCTTCATGTCCATGATACTTTCTATAATCTGATAGTTTGGTGCTATTACCTAAATACCGCTCACTAATTTCAGGCAATGTCATTTCAACCCCATCTACAATAACCTTTGGTATAGATGGTTTATTACGGTTATTTTCTTCCAATGTTACCCATCTACAATTATCAGGGCTATACCCCTTATCATTATCTATACGGTCTATAGTTAAATTGTTTGCATATCCATGGGATAGTGACCATTTTATAAATGCGTCTCTATCATAAAGCCACTCATCGCATATTGTAATACCACGACCACCATAATTCTCATAGTTAGGGGCACTTTTTCTATAACATCTAGCCATCATATTTCTATATGTATTCTTAAGACGCTTATTTTTACCCCATGGTTCTATAACATGTTTAGTACATGGGATATCCCGTTGTAATTTAGCAATAGTTGCTTTTGTCTTAATAAACCCACATCTAATACATCTGGCTTTATATAGCTGGCTATAACATTTAGGGTCTCTCCCATCTTCCTCTAATATTTCCCACTGACCAACAGTGGTTCCAACATAATCTTTCTTAGCACTCATATCTATACCTCCTGATTATAGAGTGTGCATAGATATGATATATATTTATAATCATGGTTTAAAAATATCTTGGATGGTATAAACCATCCAAGATATATAGATATGAAATTAACCCTAACCCTAATATTACATGTACGGGGAGAAACCAAACTGTTGATTGCGAAATTCTTCGATATAGAATTCCCACTGCAACGGTAAGTATTCGATGTTCTCGTACCGCTGGACACACATAATATTGGGCACGTTCGGAGTTAATGGGTTACGATAGTTATTTTCAATATTGAAACTATAATCATACTGACGATAGGTCAATACTGTTTCAGTCAGCGGATAAGCTACAATACGCAGACCCTTTTCGATCTCTTCCTTCATGGAGGCGATGATATGAACACGGCAACCATCCATAGTAGTTACACCGAATTTATAATCATATTTAACGCCGCCGATCTTGGTGTTGTTATCGATGACCCAACGGCAGCGATCATCGGTCTCGAAGAACCGTTCAATCACATACGGGTTACCGCTTACAACAAACATCAATGCAGTCTGACGAAGCTGCTGTTTCATCATGCCGATTACGCGGCCGAAGTACATACGCAGCTGCGGAGAACGCCATTCAGATTCAGGAATCATGTAATCTTTGGCTTTCTGCATAGTGAAGCTAATTGACTGAGCAAATTTAATGTTATAGCCCATAGGAGCAAAGTCACGAGCAGCCAGTGCAACCTGGAAGGAATCTTCCAAGAAGGCCTGGATGTTGGAGTCTTTGGTCTGAGCACAAACTTCGGTCATGTCAGCTACCAGCTCAACAGTGGTATCGATATTAGCAAGAGCCTTTTCATCACGGATACGCTCGATAGTAATACCGGTGTTAAACCGTTCTTTCTCGGCGATCGTGAATTCCATGTTCTTGCGTTCACGATCCAGTTCAACAATCTCAGTGTTGTTTGAGTTGGACAGGTGACCGCCAAACTTAATAGCATTGATGCCAATACCAGCCATAGAAACTTTACCAGAATATGGATCAAATGAACCATACAGATGGAATCTATGCTTCTGTGGGTTTTCGGTCTTGGTATCAGTTGCTTCAACAGTGTAAGAGAATGTATTGGTATCCATAGATGGTTTGCAATCTACGGCTACTTCAATCTCTTCATCACCGGAATCACCTTCAACGGTGACTTTAACAGCCTTAACACGGAAGTCATAGGACAGCTGGTCACGACGTTCCAAGGAACCGCCGGATTCAGCCAGCATATCAAGATCCTGGATAGGCAGAGTATCATACCAAGCAGCAGATACTTCTTTACCTACGGATTTATCAGTGATTTCACGATAGGATTTATCGTAGAAAATATCAGGGATGTAATACTTGTTACCAGCAACATCCTTTAAGAACTTACGTTCGTAAGCAATCTTGATGTCCGGTTTGTCAGCAACAACTGTCTGCAGGACATCTTTAAAGTTCATAGCCAGGTACTCTTTCTTCAGGATAGGCAGAGTCAGAGCTACGATAGGAACCAACTGGCCTACGTTAGCAGCTTCTGAAACCAGCTCATCGCGGCTGTTGTTGACTAGCTGATCCAATTTGTCTGCATTAACAGTCATGAAATTGGAGCCATCATCAGCATGTGCGAAAGAGGTTTCCATGGTCGGATCCAGCAGGTCATCAAACATACTGGATTTGTAAGCTTCGAACAGCACATCATTCTGGATGATTTTGGTGAAGTCATATATAGGGCTCATCTGATATTTGCTCTGGAATGACTCCATGGTGGCCATCAGATTATCTTTGAAGTCGCGGTCAGCTTCCATAGTGAAGCTACCCACAACGCGGGTTGTAGAATTCGCGCTCATCGTGTAGTGAACACCTCTTCTTTCATAATATTTGGTAAGTGTAAGCCTCATATAGCGAGCCATGTTGTATCATGCTATACTATCCATCTATGCCAATAATGTAACAGTGTAGTCGATGAACAATCTTCTCGACCAGCCCTACTATAGAGGTACGTATACTCAAGTTTAATACTATGTTAATATCATTGATATTCAACATCGTCCTTAGAAACCACTTTGTTCAGTAATTCTATATTAACCTTAGCGATTTCTATAAAATACCTATATGTATATAAGTTATACTCATATGCCATATGGTCATAATACATCTGGATGTAATTATAGATTAACTCTGATAACCGTGTGAAGTTATTTATTACGTTCTTCTGGATAGCGCTGAACAACACGTTCTTGCGTTCCATATTGGTTACCTTATCTATATATGATTTAATTGTATGGTATAGTTTGCTCATTTCTAACAACAGCATGTAAGATTTAACCTTAGCATCACGCTGCTTTATTTGGTCCTCAGATTCAATAGTAGAATCCCCAGTATCCCCACTGTCCATCCCATCAGAGCTTGTATCAGCGTCAGATGAGTCAGTGTCTTCAGTTCCATCATCTGCATTACCCTCATCTTCATCGGTATAGTCGGTACCGTCTTCATCGTCAGATGGCATATCTTCTTCACCGCCACCCTCATCTTCATTGGCACCTTCGTCTTCGGCTTCATCATCAGCCGGTGCTTCTTCGTCGTTATCACCAGGATCAGCATCAGTCTCTTCATCACCGGTATCTGTATAATCAGTAGCGGTGCCTTCATCATCAGCTGGTATATCCTGATCATTGTCAGCCTTAACCTTTTCGGCTTCAAGCAATACGGAATCTAATGTAACCATATTACCACCTCAATCATGCCCGAATTTGATCTTAGCAAGGTTGTCTTCAATCTTAGACTCTAGACGCATCAGCTCATATTTAGCCTTGTCATCATCCTTACGACGTGCATCTTCGATCTTCTCACGGGTTAGCTTGAGCTCGGTTTCCAATTCACGTATTACAGCATCACGGGTCTTCTTATCATCCGTTTTGAGGGCTTTCATAGTTATGAAACCGACAATCGCCAGAGCAGGTCCAAGTGCATACCACATAACGGCAGCAGGTAGAGCTGTCTGTTTAAAGAAATTGCGGAGCTTTACAAACGCTGAGTCAGTTATTACTTCCTCGCGTGTGTCTTCCTCTTGGCTTTTCTTAATACCATCAATAAGTGCTTTAGTCTTATCCATTACTGGACCAACTGCTGAACTTACAGCCCTCTTAGCGCGGTCTGCAGTCTTGCTTACTTTTTCTACACCGCTTCTAACAGCGTGACCTACCTTACGGGCTAGATCTCTTTCCAAAGCAACATAATACATGGTTGCTTCAATAGATGATTCTGTCAGGAACTCATCCATCGTCTGTGCATCTATATGTGATTGGATTAGATCATCGATATCATCTGCAGATAGCTCTTTCCGCTCTTCCACACCACGTGTGGTATTACCTAATTCTACATCCAGATTATACTTAAGCATATCAGACTCAAGTACATCAATATCATATCCTGTCATGTATTCATATAGCACCTTATTAACATTAGCCAGATATGTTTTAGATTCAGGCTCAGGTGGGGGTGCTGCAAATACAGTATCTTTCATAGCAGGATATGTCGTTGCTCTTATACAACATAACCCTTTACAGTTATTACGTACTTCCTCTTCAGTAAGAGGTTTCATAGTACCATAAAAATGCCATGTATGTGTAGAGTCACAAGATTCAAACATATCCATCAAATAATCAATATGAGCCAAGAACTTATCAACTATATCAGAATTATTGAATTTCTGAAAGCGATTATTGATAGATGCCATAAAGGCACGTTTAAACTTGGCTAAATCAAAGGTTGCTACGTAGCTGTAGTTGGAGTATTCAGAGATTGCCAACAGAGGTAGATTGTACATCTGTTCTAGAGTCAGGAAATCATCAAATTCATCATACTTCAGTACGTAGGCAGCCTTAATCAACGGGTTTTTCTTAAGGTATGCTTCCAATCTTGGTTTAGCATTCTTTACCATCTGTTTAAATGACTTAGCATGTATATAGTCTCTATAGATCTCATCAAGACTAGGAGTCATTCCTTCAGATTCCATAATATCTGCTAATGAGGTCGTTCGAGTCTCAATCAATGCAGCTGAATCAACAGGCATACGTCGTAATGGATCACGACGACCAAGCTTATGATTATCGTATATCTCAACTATCGTATTTGGATGATTGATGATATTACTAAATTCACGCTTATCAATGAACCCATCTTTATAATCATCAAGAGCATCGATTATTGCATAAGTATCTTTGTCAATAGCATATCTTGAACTACCTTTAGCTTTACGGCCATCGATAAATATACGATATGCATGACCAAATCCAAAAAATTGTTTAATGCCTTCCATCATAACAGATTCTTCTGTTACGTATTTGCGACCATAGTTAGTACGCATAAGAGCATTAAAGTCATCACGTGCCAGTTCTAAAAACTGAGCAATTGTAAGGCCTTTATGAATATCAACATATGGTTCTTCATTAGGCCTATATAGATAGATCTTTTCTTTAGCATGGGAATAGATGAACTGGTTGCCAAGGAGATCTTCAAATAGTACAGATATGTCACCGGCGCTTAATTCATTAAGGCTGCTCGATGCTTTGTACAGATTACAAGACTTATCCCAAAGCTCAAAGCTCATCTGTAGGTTATCAATCAGTTTCCTCACATCATTCTCTTTATACCCATTAAGAAAGTACTCATACATATTAACAGGAGCACGATCTGTATAAATAACAGGTTGTGTAGATGAAATGCGGGGAGACTCTAATACAAGGTCAGTCATAATGGGACGTCCCCCTTATCTATAGATATTACAATACTGTGCGAGACGTAAACTATCAGTGGCACATGTTATTAATATTAACTGCATGAAAGGGGACTTCCCAACTATGAATAATGAAAATACCCTTGGTTACATCATCATGGAAGCCGCTATGGAACCCATGAAACCTGTAATATTAAAGGCTGTGGATGAACCAGGTAAATTTTTTGTTACCTTCCAAGCATGTATGCAGTCATTCGACTGTTTTAATAGAAACCGTCGTAATTATATGCTAAGACCTATGATGGAGGCTATGCAAGCTGACCATATCCAAGAGCTTATCCGTAAGAATACTTGGGTTGGTGAAAATGGCCATCCTGAAGGTAATGATATTAAACGTATCCTAAGTATTGACCCAACAAAAATATGTCATCGCATGTATAATCCTGAGTTCAGAGGCAATCTGTTATATATGACGATTGACACACTGAATGATGATATGTGGGGTAAACAGTTTACAAAACACATTCTGCAAGGTATGTTTGCATCATTTAGTCTTCGTGCTTTAGCTGCAATTACTAAAAATGCAGATGGATCAGGTACAATCAAGACTAAACCACATATCGTTACATATGATAGGGTTATTCTTCCATCACATAGAGAAGCATATCAAGATGCTAGTGTACCAGTAACATTGGTTAAGACTACAACTGAAGGTGCAGTTACTACAGAGGCGTATATCCCTGAAGGTAATGTGTATGAAGACACGGTTACACAGATAAAAGAATCCAGTGTACTTGAAGCGTTAGATTATGTAAAAGAAGAGTCTAAACGTGTACGTGAATTAGCATCTTTCTTCAACTGTAACAGTGATCTTGTAACATTTGTTAATGAACATCAGGTATCTGTACGTGATGCTGAAACTGGTAGCACGTTAGTTATCAACCTGGAAGATTATATTGCACATGATATGGATGTAATGTTCACCGAACTCAATAACCTGTAAATGGAGGTGTATGGCTATGTTTAGAGACAAGTCCCACCTACTTAAACGGTTAAAGATGAGCCTTGGTATATATAGCATAAAGCTACCAGTAACTGATGAGGAACTGTTTCAGGATGTAATTGTAGATACCACGTTACCTGTATTCAGTACATATGTACCATACAAGTGGTCTATGATAGCAGACCTTAATGAGTTACGCGTATCAGATAGATATACTCAGGATGATTCATCTCTGATATCGAATGTATATCAAATCCCTGATATATTCCCTAAACAAAGGCTGATTGCAATATATAATATTAGACCTTATATAGAATTTAATGGTATGATGATGACATCATCGTATGAGACGATTGATTCATATGAGGTACTTGCGACTGGTCAGGGTTTAGCAAATTTATCATCTGCTATGGTTCCACCACAAACGTTCGAATTCCTGCCACCTAATAGGTTCCAGATATTCAATCAGGTTCTATACAATAATAAGGTATACTTGGATTTGCAATACACACACAATCCTGAACTGTTTACAATACCTGAGACAGCACGTGAGTCGTTCTATAAGTTGGCGTTGCTTGATACAAAGGCATATCTATGGAATGCATTACGTTACTATACAACAGTACAAACAGCATTTGGTCAAATGGATCTTAAAGTTGATGCATGGGAAAATGCTGAATCTGATCGTAACGAACTACTAAATCAGTGGGATGAAAAATATCATCTGGATTCTATTCCTGCAGTATGGTATATCTAAGGGGGTGTGACATGAAAAAGGTTATCAACCCTCGCAAATATGAGTTGCTACTTAAAGGCCAGGCTCCATGTAACTATTCCCTTAATTCACATACATTATATAGATCATTACAAAGACCAGATTGGATGACAACAGTCAATCAGATCGAAGCTTTTTATAAGTATGATTATGATACATTTGCAATAGACTACGCATTTAGGACTTTTGAGACTGATGATCCCCGTGTATATAGTATTATCATGGTTACTGATAAAGGTATATACAAAGAGGACGTATCTAGAAGTCTTATGGATACTGAGATCCATATGCGTTGGACAGTGTTTGTAACAAAAATTGCTGATGTACGTAAGGGGCTCATTGTATCTACCGATTATAATTCGTTTAGGCTCACATGGTTCTATCCTAAGTGTGCCTGCGACGTCCCTGAGGATAAATCCAAAATTAAAATCATGGATGATTGTGGAAAATTCCACATCATGGATAAGTCTCCTTTACTATTAGATGCTCTTAAAAAAGGTAATCGATATGTAGAGGTTCCAGCGCAATGCTACATCCGTGTCACTGATTTCAGGATGTGGTATACTGTATTTTAACAATAATAAAGATACAGACAGATTAATTCTGTCTGTATCTTATTTTATGTATTAGGTATCAGTTACCCAAATTTCAAAGTTAGCAGCAGTTAATGCACCGCTTGAATTGGTGTAGATAAATTTCTGGTTGGAACCAACGCTAGCAGCATATGGAGTATATACACCACTATGATTGTGATTGGATGCAGCAGCACCAATATTAGCAGCAGTGATGTTTACATTTCCAGTACGATATGACGATTCTGAATTACCTTTGACACCAGTTACTGTCTGGGTATTGGTATCAATGTAGTTACCTACCAGATGGAACTGAGTACCATCATATACGAAGTCACATGCACCAGCAAGCAATGCTTTATTAGCACCAGATGTTATCTGAGCACCATTATGGAAGATTTTCTTAGCACCAAGGCTATTGACATTTAAGGTGGGGCTATTAGCAGTATTGGCATATGTGAATTTAACAGTTACTTTCAAGCCAGCCTCCAACGCAGGAGTACCAGCAGTGATAGAAACTGCCTTAGCAGCCGTAGCTGCTGCTGTAGCACAAGTACCAAATCTATTACTAGTAGCACCAGTAACAGCATCTTGCTTAATAGTCTGATGAGCTGTTAAGAAACCAGACACTGTATGTGTATGAGTACCTGTAGCGGTAATATGACCCTGTGCATCATATGTTACATATGGAACAGCTAGTGTGGAACCAGATGTTGCACTTGATGTGCCAGCAGTACCTGCAGTTACACTATTTGAATGATTAAATGTAGTACTTGTTAATGATAAACCAGTGCCAGCAGAATACGTAGTATTTGAATCAATATAGTTACCAACTAAATGAAACTGGGTTCCATCATACACAAAATCACAAACACCTGCAAGCAATGCTTTATTTCCACCAGTAGTTATTTGTGCACCTTTGTGGAATATATTTTTAGCGCCTAAACTATTAACATTTAATGTAGGTGTACCTGCAGTATTAGCATTTGCAAATTTAACAGTTACTTTCAAGCCAGCTTCAAGTGTAGGAGTGCCAGCTGTAATAGATACTACTTTAGCTGCAGTAGCAGCAGCAGTAGAGCATGCACCATAACAATTACCAGTAGCACCAGTTACACCATTTTGTTTAATAGTCTGATGAGATGTTAAGAAACCTGATATAGTGTGGGTGTGTGTACCAGCTGCTGTAATATGTCCACTTGCATTGTATGTTACATAGGGTACAGCTAACGTAGATCCAGATGTTGCACTGGATGTACCAGCAGTCCCTGCAGTTATGCTACTAGCATGATTAATCGTTGTTCCTGATAATGATAATCCAGTACCAGCAGAATAAGTTGTATTGGTATAACATCCGGCAGGAATAGTACCTGATAACTTTGTAGCATCTAAAGTACTATTTTCAGTCAGCAGTTCAGCAGAATACTTCCATGTGGTTGTATTACCTTTAGCACCAACTGAAATAAATGCACGAGGGTTTGCATCCTGTTTTACAATGGAGAACATTGTTACCCAAGGAACATCGGAACCAGTATACGTATCCATCAAAATACTATCAGCATATGTTGGGAATTTAGATAATCCTTTAGGATTATTCATCATTGCAGCTTTAACATTTCCACCGGCAACATCAGATGGTGCCAATGCTCCACCACTACCAGAATATGTACCAGCAAGAGTTGTTGCAGGTCCACCAACACTAGCAGAACCAGCATAACTATGAGTATGACTGGATGCAGCAGCACCAATATTAGCAGGTGTTACTGTTTGCCATGTATTGTCATTACGTAAAAATATCTTATTACTTGCTGTCTGTGTAGTAGGTACATGATTACCATGTGAAGCAGCAGCATATGCAGTGCTTGCAGTATACGCTGCAGTACCTAACCCTTTAACAGCTACTTCAGCAGATGTACCACCAGTATTAACAGAGATAGTACCGTTCGTACTACCAGTTTCAATACTTCTTACACCACTATTGCTAAATGTAGTACCTGATAATGAAATACCTGTACCAGCAGCATATGTGGTATTTGTGGTAGGTGGAGTATAACCTAAAGCTGTAGTCACCTGAGCTTTAGTTAACGCATCTAAGACCTTACTTACAGGACGTCTATGATACGTCGTTGTAGTGGTACCACCACCAGCGTATTGGCATACAACAAAGTCAGCAGGTTGGGCTGGAGAAGATCCTTCTGATAATGTATTAATGATGTCAGAAGCAGTTGCCCAAGTCGCATTACCTCTTAAAAATGAGTCTTGTTTACCTTTTGCGGGAGCAGGAACTAAACCGGTTGCTCCAGCTGCAGAAGAGGTAGCTGCTGTAAATGCAGAATAGGTAGTATTGGTTGTAGGCGGTGTATAACCAAGTGCTGTGGTTACTTCGGACTTTGTTAATGATTCCCATTTACCTGTACCGGCTGATGACCATTTTAAGAAATTACCAGAAGCACCAGCAGCTGGAATATGATTATTACCAGCACCTGTAGGATGTACATACTGTGCAGGTAAGGTTATTGTTTTGGTAGATGCAGCAGTTACATGACCTTGAGCATTTATCGTTACATATGGTACAGAGAATCCAGCACCATGTGCAGGTGATGCATTTGCAGAAGGACCATAGCTACCTGCTGTAGCACCAGAGTTTGGATGGCTATATTGTGCAGGTAATGTAATGGTCTTAGTGCTTGCAGCTGTAACATGACCTTGAGCATTTATCGTTACATATGGTACAGAGAATCCAGCACCATGTGCAGGGCTTGCATCAGCACTTGGGCCATAACTACCTGCAGTTGCACCAGAATTTGGATGGCTGTAAGCAGTAGCATATGCACCACTTGCTAATCCTTTGACTGCTACATCAGTACCATTAATTTTAATAGTACCATTAGAGCCACCAGTGGCAGCTGTAGTCATATCTAATTCATGGAATGAACCATTGGTATAATGATATATTGTTTTGCTCGGGTTAAAGAATACTAAAGTTGTAGTATCCATTACACCGATTGGAATATATACTTTACCATCAGCGCTTGAAGGAGCAGTGGTAGTAAATACAGCAGAATCAATAGTAAATGTTACACCTGATAACGTACCTACCAAATAAACTGTAGCATACTGTGTACCAGTCCAACCAGATTTAGTGGTAGCGAGATTTACACCAGGCATAATATCATATGTAGCATTATTTGTACCGGACGCTGCTATTGCTTTAGATGCATATAATATTGGATATGTGATATCAAACGTTACGCCAGACGCAGCCATCTTATATCCAGCTGATGTACCAACGATAACAGTACCAGCAGTAACAGCTGTAGCTGCTTTAACGTTATTATTATGCAATGTACGATCGTATGTATTAGAGTTGCTGTCATAGTTACCGCAATACCATGCACCTTTAGTTGCTGAATAGGTCATCATAAACACCTGTCCAGCACCAAAATGAGTAGTAAGCTTTGTTGTACCAAGTAAATAAATATTCTTTGCACCCGTAGTTGTACCATCAGCTAATGTTAAATTCAGAGTATCACCAGAAGATGTTCCTGCATATGGTAAATAATAATTGATACATTTGCCATCATACAATGATGAATCTTCAGTAACACCAGTAAATGCATTAGTTGCGGCAGTCTGTGTACCAATAATATATTCAACAGACCTTGATGTATTTTTATTAATAGCATTCATCTCGGTCTTAGTAGCATATGTAGTAGTAATAGTATTGCCAGAAGCGTCAGCTGTAGCTTTAACGGCTGTTCCATTAGATGCTAATGCACCAACATCAGATGCAGTTAATGTAGCCCAACTTGCAGTACCAGAAGATCCACTATACTTCAATACCTGACCAGTAGATCCACCTGTTGGAATGTGTTTATTACCAGCAGATGTAGGATGAGAGTAGGCCGCAGCATAAGCACCAGATGCTAAACCTTTAACAGCTACTTCAGCATATGTACCACCAGTATTAACAGAGATAGTGCCATTAGTACTACCAGTTTCAATACTTCTTACACCACTATTACTAAATGTAGTGCCAGACAAGCTGACACCATTATTAGCAGAATAAGTGGTATTTGTATCTAAGTCACCAACCAGCTGATAGTTGGTTCCATCATATATAAATTCATAAGTTCTATTAGCAGCAAGGTAACCAGCACTGATAGCAGAACCACGATACTGAATTGCTTTAGCACCAGTGCTATTAACATTCAATGTTGGACTTGCAGCAGTATTTGTTACAGTGAATTTAACAACGATTCTGGAACCAGTTACCAATGTAAATGATGTACATGCAACTGTCTTTGCAGCTGTAGCAGCAGCAGTACTACATGTTCCAAAATGAGTTATTGCAGCAGTACCATCAAAGTTTACACCGTCGATTGCACTAGCTGTAGATAATTTAGCAGCACTAGTAGCCACACCACCAGCACTGGAAGAACCAGCATAGTTATGTGTATGACTAGCTGCAGCAGCACCAATGTTAGCAGGTGTTACTGTTTGCCAGGTATTGTCATTACGTAAAAATACCTTATTACTTGCTGTCTGTGTAGTTGGTACATGATTACCATGAGATGCAGCAGCATAAGCAGTACTATTAGTATATGCTGCAGAGCCTAATCCCTTAACAGCTACATCTGTACCATCGACAGATAATGTGCCATTAGTTGAACCAGTAGCAACAGACATTACACCAGTATCTATAGCTGCAGCAGATGCGTCAGCAACTGCTTTAATCTTATCATGTAACACTTTAGCAGTAATAGAACGTGCAGTGGTAGCAGTACCAGTAGTTGCTTCACTAGCCGTCATTGCAGAGTAAGTCGTATCTTTAGAGGTATACGTTCTTTCTGTAACCCCAGTAATATGACCCTGTGCATCAACAGTAATTTCCGGAACTGTTAATGTAGTATTATTAGTACCGGTTACGTTTGCAGTAGGTCCATATGTATCAGCAGTTACACCAGAATTTGGATGGGAATAAGCTGCAGCATAAGCACCAGATGCTAACCCCTTAACAGCCACATCAGTACCATCTACAGATAAAGTACCATTGGTAGAACCAGTAGCAACACTCATAACACCAGTATCGATCGTACTTGGAGCAGCACCAACATCAGCAGCCGTCAGTGTAGCCCAAGCTGCTGTACCGGATGCAGAATATTTCAGTACCTGTCCACTAGATCCACCAGTAGGAATATGTTTATTACCAGCAGAGGTAGGATGTGTATATACAGTATCTTTGGATGTATATGTCTTATTACTAATGCTAGTAACATGACCATTTGCATCAACTGTAATAGCAGGAACACTGATAGTTGTATTATTAGTACCAGTTACATCAGCACTCGGTCCATAATCACCAGCAGTTGCTCCAGATGCAGGATGTGTATAACTATATTCATTAGCCCATGTAGCAGTACCAGAGGATCCACCATATTTCAATACTTGACCTGATGAACCACCACTAGGAATGTGTTTATTACCAGCAGTTGTCGGATGAGAATATGCAGTGGCATATGCACCAGAAGCCAAACCTTTAACAGCTACATTTGTTCCAGCAACAGCAATAGTACCATTAGCAGAACCCGTAGTGATATCAGACTTTAATGCATACCCAGAAAGATCAACTCTCTGTGTACCAAGTTTTTCCCAAGCATCATCCACGTAAATATATTCAGTATATAGATTATCAGTTTCAGTACCGGTTGTCACTAAGTAAATAGTAGAAGCAGCACCTGTATCAGGTAATGAGTCAACTACACTGATCGCAAATTTAGGAATTGCGGATACTTCATCTTTGGTAGCATATGTGGTAGTAATAGTATTACCAGATGCATCAGCTGTAGCTCTTACAGCTGTTCCGTTAGATGCCAATGCACCAACATCAGATGCAGTTAATGTACCCCAAGAAGCGGTACCCGAAGATCCACCATATTTCAATACATTACCGGTAGCACCACCAGTAGGAATGTGTTTGTTACCAGCAGATGTCGGATGTGTATAACTATATTCAGCAGCCCATGTAGCAGTACCTGCAGCAGACCATTTTAAGATCTGACCAGATGATCCACCAGATGGGATATGTTTATTGCCAGCTGTTGTTGGATGTACATATGCATCAGCGTAAGCACCAGATGCCAATCCATGAACTGGAACATCAGTACCATCAACTGAAATTGTGCCATTAGTTGCACCTTCGGTTACACTCATAACACCAGTATCTATCGTACTTGGTGCTTTATCATCTAAGGCTTTTTCCAGTTTACCAATAGCAGCATTTAATGTATCGGATGTACCGATAGCTGAAGTGCTTGTAGGTTTGGAATAACCTGTCATAGCATTTATAGTACTGGATGCCTGATTATGTGAAGCAGCGGCTGCACCAATGTTAGCAGGTGTTACTGTTTGCCAGGTATTGTCATTACGTAAAAATACCTTATTACTTGCTGTCTGTGTAGTTGGTACATGATTACCATGAGATGCAGCAGCATAAGCAGTACTATTAGTATATGCAGCAGTACCAAGACCTTTAACGTATACATCAGTACCATCAACAGCTACTGAGCCATTTGATGCACCGGTAACTACAGACATAACGCCAGTATTAATATCACCTATTTCATCAGCAACATAGTCAGCTATTACTTTAGCAGTAACAGTACGAGACTGTGTAGCTGTACCAGTAGCTAATTCATCTGCTGTTAAGTCAGATAATGTTGCCTGTTTACCGTCTAAGGCTTTTTCCAGTTTACCAATAGCAGCATTCAATGTATCAGATGTACCGATAGCTGAAGTGCTAGATGGTTTAGAATAACCAGTCATTGTTACTATATCGCTGGCTGGATGGGTATGACTTGCAGCAGCATAGCTTCCAGATGCCTGTTTACCGTCTAAGGCTTTTTCCAGTTTACCAATAGCAGCATTCAATGTATCGGATGTACCGATAGCTGAAGTGCTTGATGGTTTGGAATAACCTGTCATAGCATTGATAGTATTGGATGCCTGGTTATGTGAAGCAGCTGCATAAGCCGTAGATGCTGTATAAGCAGCAGATCCTAATCCCTTAACAGATACATTTGATCCATCTACAGAGATAGTGCCATTAGCGCTACCTGTTGTAACACTCATAACACCAGTATCAATATCATCAATTTCATCAGATACAAAATCAGATATTACTTTAGCACTTACAACTCGTGCTGTAGTAGATGTACCTGCTGTTATTTCAGCAGCTGTCATTGTATCGTATGTAACAATTGGGGGAGTATCCCAACTACCATCAGCCTTTAAATATTTATTCTGTGTACCTGCTCCAGGGGCAGGTACTAATCCAGCTGTACCGGCTTCAGTTTCTGTTGCACCATCAAATACATCATAGGTGGTATCCTGTCTTGGTGGAGTATATCCCAAAGCAGAAGTAACATTAGACTGCGTTAAACTAATTATACCATTAGATGAACTGATATTAGCACCAATCTGGACTAAACCAAGATGTGATCCATCAGCAGCATCATATGTAGTATCAGCAGTATTAAATGTTGTACTTGTATTGTCACCTTTAGTAACAGTAACTGTGTGTCCTGAATATGTAACACCCTTAATATAGGTTGTATTAATGGTGTTATTTGCTGAATCCTTAGTTGCTGAGGTAGCAGTTGTTGCATGAGCAACTGTGCCATTAGCGGTTATAAACCCACTATCATTGGTAAGATCTGATAACTTAGTAGGTAGATCATCAAGCGTTGCATAGTTTGATAGATCTACTTCCTGAGTACCAAGCTCTTCCCATTTATTATTTACATACACGTATTCAGTGTATAGATTGCCTGATTCATCACCTGTACGAACAAGGTATACAGTAGCATTATCACCAGTAGCTGGTAATGAATCTACTACAGTGATACCGAATTTAGGAATTGCAGACAGTTCCTCTTTGGTAGCATATGTTGATGTAATTACGTTACCGGAACCATCCTTGGTTGCTTTTGTCGCTTCAGCAATTACATCACCACTGTTCTGCTTAGCATCCAGTGTCTTCTGTATCTTACCAAGCGCTACATTTAGTGAATCGCTAGCAGCTATTTCACCAGCAGCTGCAGCTTTAGCATAACCAGTTAAAGCCGTTACATTAGCACTTGTATGGTTATGAGCACTGGGAGTGAATGAAGATGGTTTATCATCTATATCATCCCAACTTACATCTGTTAAAAAACCACTATCGTTAGTTAGATCAGATACCTTAGTTGGTATCGTTGGTTTATTGGATAAATCAGCATATGAACCTGATTTGGCCACTGAAGCCAAATCTACATCATTTACTTTATCCCTACTAAGTATTCTAACTTTGCCATCCAACTTCTTAATTGCAGAGTCAACATCATCAGTTGATGCTACATTTGCTATATCATCAACATCATAATTTGCAATCTCCGCATTAGAATATGGGACAAAGTCAGCAAGATCAACCAGTTTACCAGTTGATGCAAAACGGAACTCTGACATCGTTCCATTAGATTCCTTACGATAAGGAGTTACGTTAATAGTGTTTGCACTCATTGCTTCATAATCCTTTCGTATTAATTATCAGAAACCCATATCGACCATTCAGCTGGCGATACGAGATTATATGATGAATTCCATGGTGTATTGATAAATGCTGCAGAGCCTAACCCTTTAACAGCTACATCAGTACCATCTACAGATAAAGTACCATTAGTAGAACCAGTAGCAACGCTCATTACACCAGTATCTATCGTACTAGGAGCAGCACCAACATCAGCAGCAGTTAACGTAGCCCAAGTAGCTGTACCGGATGCAGAGTATTTCAGTACCTGTCCACTAGAACCACCAGATGGGATATGTTTATTACCAGCAGTAGTAGGATGCTCATATTTATCAGCATAAGCACCAGATTTTAAGCCTTTAACGGCCACATTTGTGCCAGCAACAGCGATAGTACCATTAGTAGAACCAGTAGTGATATCAGATTTTAATGCATACTCAGAAAGATCAACATTCTGTGTACCAAGTTTCTCCCATTTGTTGTTCACATAGATGTACTCAGTGTACATGTTCTGTGACTCAGTGTCAGTTGCCAACAGATATACTGTGGTAGGACTAATGTTTGTTGTTGGAAGAGATTGTACTACCTGTATAGTAAACTTAGGAATTGCAGATACTTCATCTTTGGTAGCATATGTACTGGCAATATTATTACCATTGGCATCTGCTGTAGCTTTAACGGCTGTTCCATTAGATGCTAACGCACCTACATCAGATGCAGTTAATGTACCCCAACTTGCAGTACCAGACGATCCACCGTATTTCAATACTTGACCGCTAGAACCACCAGTAGGAATGTGTTTGTTACCAGCCGTGGTAGGATGGGTGTAGGAATACTCATTAGCCCATGTAGCAGTACCAGAGGAAGAGTATTTAAGGATCTGGCCATTGCTTCCACCAGCTGGAATATGTTTATTACCAGCAGTAGTAGGATGTACATATGCATCAGCATAAGCACCAGATTTTAGACCTCTAACAGAAATGTCTGTACCAGATACGTTAATGGTGCCATTACTATCACCTGTAACTATCTGGGTCTTTTTAACGTATGTGGTTGCAATGTCGTTACCATCAATATCCTTATCAGCATTAACGGTATCTATTTTTAATACAACATCACCAGTACCATTAAAATATTTAGCTGTTGCAGTAGCCTTACCAATAATACTGAAACTACGCGATGTTTCAAGCTTGGTTGCTACATCAGCTTTAGATGCTGATGGAACAGGATCATCTTGTTTAAGGTAACCAGCATCATTTATCATCTGTGATAATTTGGTTGGGATATCAGCTCGTGCAGGGAATAGCTTTGAGCCGACATGTATAAAATTAGCAACATGGTTCATGTATTGGAACAGGTCCAGTTTTTTATCAGCAATATCTTCCTGAATGTTGGAATCAAGATTGGTGACAGCATTTCTGAACGCTTCCACAGCTTCTTCACTAACAGCCGGGTTGAAATTAATGATGTCCATGTTGTCAAATTGCATAGTTATGTCTTCCAGATCGTTCTGAAACACAATCGGTCTATAAATAGGATTACCATCCCGATCTACTTCGCCAGTTTTGTACCTGTATACAGCATGTACATAACTGCCAATAAGATCAAGGTCAGGGGTAAATCTAGCCATATTGGAGGTCTCCTCCTTTACATAAATTATAAGTTTAACTACTTGTCTGGCTACCGAAGGTGCTATAGATCTGAGGTATAATAGGTTAAAAAGTATAGGATGACCGTAGTCATCCTATACTATTATTTGTCCAATTACGCACTGATTTCGTAGTAGAAATCACCAGTGTTCATTGAAGATACAGCGGAGGAAGCATCGTTACCAACCAGAATCTTGGTGGTAGAGTTCCAGCGTTCAATCTGTGCGTCAGTTACAAACCGATGCGTTGAATCTTCAGTAATGCAGGTAGCAGCAATAGCATCACCAACATAAACGATGTTTGCAGTATCTGCCAGGCTCGTGGAGCTTGCCAGTGCAAAGTTAGTGGTGAAGTTAGCAGTTGCACGTGCATCAGTGTAATACAGATTTGAGCTGCCTTCAGCAATGTCATCGGTACCCAGAACTACTGCACCAACTTTACCGTTAACAGAGCTAACAGCATCAGCAGGAGTACGCAGTTCAACCCAGTTAGCCAGGGTAGAAGCAGGAGCCTGTTTCAGCATGAAGGTCTTGGACAGATCTGTACGTACAGCAACGTCACCAGCCTGTGCGATCAGAGCCAGCATTTCAGCTTCGGTGTCAACAACAGTGATGTCAGTCAAAGCAAGTGCCGGAATGATATCAGTGGACAGTTTGCCGTCTTCACCGATCAAGGCAACTTTACCAACACCAGACAGAGCAGCATCTTTAGCAGCAGCAGTACCAGCATCAGAGATCTTAGACAGCGTCAGGGTTGGGATATCAGCAGCATCAAGAGCAGCGATAGCAGTAACCAAACCTTTAGCATTAACAGTGATCTTGCAGCCAGTGCCAGCAGTCAGAATGTTCTGCAGTGTCAGAGTCAAACTTTCAGTAGCGCGGTCACCTACATGGAAGGTTGCATCGTTAACGTCACCAGAAACGGATACAGTGGTATCCTGAGTAACGCCAAATTCAACCCATGCAGAGCCGGTATATTTATAGATGGTTTTTGTAGCTTCAACATAAACCAACATACCTTCATAGGCACGATTGTTGGTTACGTGAGCATCGCGTTCAGCGATAGTAGCGACTGTATAGCGATAGTCCAGGGGTGCTTTCTGACCCAGAGAGAACCCGTTTACTACGCTGATACCTTTTGCAAAAGCTTTAGCCATAGTAGTGTCCTCCCTTATTCAAATTTAACAGTCAATACGCAGCCAGTAGCAGTAGCGGCGTCTTTAACATATACGTTGTAGGTCTGATTTGTGCTGTCAGCACAAGTTACAGATACCTGACTCTTAGTGAAAGCCGGTAACAGATTAAATCCGTTAACGTCTTCAATCTTAACAGCATCACCATAAGAAGCAGGGAAAGCAATAACAGCACAGCTGTCGTCCAGATCGAAGCTGTAAGTACGTTCGCCCTTAGCAGCAACGTCTTTGGTCAAAGCAACAACAGCAGCGGAGTCAATGGTTGCGCCTTCAGCAACTGCACCATGATAGAACGGGTATACACAAGTATATTCAGCAGCAACAGCTTCAACCGTAGTAGGTTTGCCATCGGTAGCTTTAACTTTCAGTACCGTGCTATCAGTGATGGTAATGGACTGATTAAACGTAATGGTGCCACCGCTGGCAACACTATCGGTTTTGGATTCAACCAGCGTAGATCCGTTATACAGATCAACATTGGTAATCGCTTCAGATTTCTTGATAACCGTAGCAACAACGCTAGCAACAGTAGTGCCAACACCCTTCTCGATTACACGAGAGGGAACAGATGCAGTACCGCTGATTTCAGGTTTCACATACGGATACAAGATCTTAGTCAGCATATTCTTGACAGGTTCATTGGTGAACGTGTCACCAGGTTCAATCTGACCTGTAGGTTCTACAATCGGGGTAGCATTGGTGTACAGGGTGTTTTCATCATACTGAGTCTTCTTAGCAGCACTTACGAACTGCTGAGTGGTTGATTCAGTAACCTGTGCAGCAATGGTTTTTGGATAGTAGGTGTCCAAAGTGCCAGATTCGTTCTTCTGCAGGATAGTAATATTATACTCTGCCATAGAATCTTTACCTCACTTATAGATTTATTGAATCCATGTACAACACTTGTACATGATATCCGTTACTATATAGTTCGGATCGTTTGATTGATCCGAACTATATGTATGTAGTAACAATTTATGCAACTTGTACTTTACCCCAGACTATATCAGTTGTAAAGTCTTCCGGTTCATCCGCAGATATGATGAAGTTCTGCTTGATGATAAGCCCATAGTTTCCATCTGGTATACCACCTTCATCACCACGGTATTGTAGCCATACTTTATTACCAGGCACATCAGGACGAAGTGTAGCAAGTATAACCAGATTATTGGATGTCTCATTGATTTTATCCAATATACTGAATTCAGCCCAGTCTTCAAAATCTATTGGGCCCTGTTCAGTCTGTTTAATACATTCAAGCACATATATCCTACCATAGTCATCAATATATGTGCAAAGATCACCAGGATTGTATACATGCTCAGGGTCATATACACCAGCAACACCAGATGAACCAAATATCATGGTTGATACTATCTGGTCAACGCTTAGGGTGTCTTCGACCTTAGCTGATAGATCGTATAGATATACAAGTTTTGCAGTTGAAGCCATCTTAGATCACCCCTTTAATTGTTGTGGGCAGGAATTACAGCCATAAGGATATCATACAGACTCAATATGTTTACATCAAAATCAAAGCCAGATGGTGGAATGATTTCAATGGATTCAATAGATAGTATAACATCACCAGCTCTTTCATCAAGCCCTGTATAATCAAGTGCATATGCTTTACTGTTAATATGATTAATGGTATCATTTATAATCAGTCTGTTAAATGCAGAACCGATATTAATACGCATTACAATCTTGATATATATGTCTCCATTATATGCAAGGGCGCTATAATTTTTAACGATCCAATCCAGATCAAAGTTAAAACGTACACCCTTTATAAAAATGGTTCCATTATTAATACTAATATCAGCATCTTCAAGCAGATTTACATTTGCTGCATGGATTGTACGTACTATCTGATCATCGACCAGTATCTTGTATATCCTACCAATAGTATTATCTGCAATCAGACGATTAACAAACGTCTCCATCTGATATTTAGATCTTGCTACATACTGGGCAGATACTACGTCGCGATCTTCATTAACAACTATACCATACAGACCTACTTCTTTATTGGCTACAGATTCCTGTACATAAGCATTCTCTTTGGTATATTTAATGCTTAGAGGACTATAACCAAGACCATATTGGTTTTGTAAAGCCATATTATGGAGATACCTCCTTATCTGTTAGGTTTATAATATTATTCACTTGTCAGATGTGGGTAAAAAAATAAAGCTAGGAGTAGCCATAAATTGGCTACTCCAATCACTTTATTATCTAGAATGTAACGATATTTGTAAAATGCGGAGATCCAGCCCTTGTATTCTGAATGCCTATACCAAGAGATTCCAACACTGGATGGATCTTACTTACATTATTTTCAATGATCTTATTGGTGTCTATGAAGTTCAGTATCCAATCGGGTACAGTACTAACCTGGCTTGGTATACATATTACATTTATACCATTCTTCCTAAATTCACAACCAGGGTTATTAAACACACCTTCCATAAGAGCTTCGTATATCTCAGGTTCCATCTGTTTAAGCGGTTCCAATTTTTCAGGCTTTTCCATTTTAACAGGAACTGCCATTACTTTATCAGGTAAATCTATAGCTATTCCAGGATATGCAAGATTCCATACATATACTCCACGTATACCTTGTGTACTAAATGGTTTCTTGTATGCTTCTGGATTCTTAACTGATAATGGTGTAAGATATAGTTTCTCACCCTTATGTAATGATTCATCAATAAACCTTTGGTATTCCTTTACCTTCTTAATGATTGTAGATCCAGATATTCGTTCAGCCCTTAATACATCATCGGTTACCAGTTTAGTGAAATAATCCTGTGTGACTTTTGATGTAGTGGACTTCTTAAATGCCAAGCCTTTAATATCAGCCTTTTCAGGTAATATTTCAGACCCTTCACGCAATCTTATAAGTCCCATATAGTTTTTCTTATTCCTGGATAGAACTATCCTTATATACAGGTACTCATTCTTCATGTTTAACCTTGGTGCATAATCATCTGGTATATTGGCTAGTTTAGCATACTTTGCCAATACAACCTGTGAATACTTAGTCAATTCATATGCCATAGTATTAACTATGATATACATAATCTGGTCTATATCACCAGCAACAGTCTTTGTTATATCTACATCAGACATCATATTACGTACATATTTACCAATACCTACAAAGTTAGAATCTGTATCAATAGTAAGTACTGCACGTCTGGTCTGGAATTTAAGTCTGTTGATACGATTATATGTTGGATGATTATATACCACCCAATAATACAGATAATCCCATAATTTATCCAATGCATCAACTATTTCATCTGGTGCATTATTAGCATCCTTAAATGACTTAGCTTTGGATATAATATCATCTACTAATAGACTCTTAATGGATGGTATCTCAAGGAATTCAAACAGATTGGACGAATAATATAACAATCTGCGCTCATTTTTATTAAGTCCATTTAAGACGTCTGCAATAATGTGCTTTACTCTCTCATCGGCGAGTTGATCATGGGACTTGAATAACCAGTAAACCCTCTTCAATAAATCGTCGATTGTGATATCTGGCATATCCTCAACGTCCATTTTTATGGCATCTGAGTCTTTACGATGTATTGAATTATAAACATAAAGCACAAAATCATCCACATCATAAAACTTAATGTTATCAGCATAGAATGACTCAAATGCACACATCATAGTTGATATCAATGCCTGGCCTGTTGAGGTTGTTGCTAATGCTGTATAGATATTATAAAATGTGCTAGTCTCATTACCACTTGCACCATAATAGCTATTTGCAATAACCTTCTGAGTCATCTGACGAAGATCTGTCATCATATATTCGTAACTACCAGGCTGATGTAACTTCAACTGACTTTTAATAGCCTTACGTTTTTTCAATGCACCATCAAGAAACAATGATGGTGGGTTGATTGCTTTGTGTTGATTTCTAAATAATACGCCACCACCAGCCATTATTGGCTTGGTCTTATCTATGAAGTCATAGATATCTAATACGGTGCTCATTGCTTGCCTATTCAGATAGTTGTTATTTAACGAACACTCAGGATTTTTCAAGTGTTTATCAATCAATTTGTCTAAGGTCTTATTTATCTTATCGGTATCATATTCTGGATGTACTTGCAGTATAAGCCTTGTTTGCTCTGCTTTCCATTCCTTAAGAAACACATGATCTCCCAATTCAATCACCTCGTATGGTATTGTGAAACAAACTATAGAACTCGATACACCTGTAATTAGGTGTATCGAGTATATTATATCTATCTGTTATATGAGTTAAATTACTTTGGTGGATCTAATGTGAAATCATGGTTCATGTAGAACCAATTGAATACTGGTAGTTCCCTTTCCACCCGTTCATCAGCATTTAGGAACATTCTTAAGCTATCAGTAAATAGCTCCTTATAGTATTCCCATTCCTCAAAACTGTGGGTGTCATCCATATTCACAAATTTAGGTCCTAATTCCCTCTTTACAAATGCTAGCATCTTATCTATTTCACCATCCATATCAGGTATGGTTGGATCAATGATGATATTAGACAAACTATTCAGCACCTGTACATAGAAGTCAGGGTCTTCAGTTATTAACCTATCAGCTAAATATGATGATTTTACACCCTCACCAGGGATAAAGTCAAACAGTTCATCACCATGTACACGTTCATATATGATAAGATCATCACGATATGTTACGTTCTGTATTGCTATTGTAAATGGCGATATCTGTATAATATGCTTTTCATTAAGCTTAAACCCGTTCAGAAATACTGTATAATATGTAAGACTAAATGGTCTACGCAATATACCTTCAAAATTGATAAGTCCCTTTGGAGGTATACGATCAAGCTGGTATACTATTTTTTCATCATACCCAAGGTACTGTACTTTGAACGGTGTACCTTTTGATGTATTAGCAAATACCTGGAAATGTGGTGGTTCCTTAATGTTGTTATGTGGTTCTTGGTCATATGCATACTTTGGATACATACGACCATCTGGTGTATATATTCTTACCCTAGGTATAATGTTTTGCTTACATCTATCGACGTATCCATACTTATTAAGGCTATAGCCACTAAAGTTAGGAGTCTGAGATGTATCAAAATTCCATACCCTGGCAAGATTATTGCAGTTTAAGTATATGGTCTTATTCATATGGGCTTGATCACCGGCTTCTATCTTTATGGTCATCCCATTTTCAAGTATGAAAACGGATTTGTTCATATCGATATCAAACCACTCATCACCCATCTTTGGATCTTGTACATATATGCTGTACTGACCAGAATTCATATAATTTCCATCAGCATCAGTAATAAATATAGCATTCATTAATACAGGTCTTTCCAACCATGTAACCAATACATTTGCCGATGTTGTTACTGATACTTTCTTAGACCAGTAGTTACCATCATATCGTTCTATCTCAATAAGTGAGTCAGATTTAATGGTATCTGGGTCAAAGTACACATAATTGTATCCATTGTAGCTAGCTGTGTATTCAGGTACAATAAACCGCCCATCAATAAACCATCCATATGATGTAGGTTTATTATTGGTGCCTATCTCTTTATACCTAAATAGATATAGTGGCTTACTAAATGGCCTATATTGTTTATCACTCATGGGTATTTCTGGCATTGTTGATGTCCTAACTCTAGAGTCAAGATCTATAGTCTTTACGTCAAGCATCCAGTTTTCTAAAAACCCATACGTTCTTCTAATATATGTCTGGAAGAATAAACACCATAACTTATATATGTCGCTTATCTTCTTCAGTTTATATAAGAATGGATACCATGGATCACTTGTAGGTGTTGGTACACCTATAGTGTCTTGATAATCCTTTATCAGATAATCCCATTTTATTGGTTTATAATCTCTTACGATGTCTGGTGTTGTGCAAGCAGTATACCGTTCAAGTATATTGATCATATCAAGATAATAATCCATTTCAGTATCATAGTTGATCATATCATTAGCAGCTTTATCACTGTACAATACGATTACCTTGATAGTCCTTCCTGTAGGATTATCTACTTTATATACATACGGATACTGTTCAGTTATTGTCACTTCACCAGTATTGATACTATATGAATACCCATTTGGATCCTGAATCATAACGATAAGGTTATTAGCAGGTACTGGCATATTGCGTTTAGATATTTGGAAATATTCCATGGATCCAGTAACAGTGATGGTTTCTTTATAGCTTTCCATACCAACCAATACTGCATAGTACCCATCAAGAGATGCTGGCATACTCTCAAACACGAACTCATTATTCACATCATCATATGATATACCAGTATATAATAATGGTTTATACTGGGAATAGCGCTTAATCAAAAACGCCATAAATCCAGAACATTCTTTGATCTGATCCTTTGTTATATCTGTGAACACATCTGCCTTGAGCCTTTTAGTACCTATCTTATCAGTGTAAATCAATGATCTGGAAACGGACACCAGGGCTTCAGGAAGAAACAATGTAGATATAACATCATCATCTTTAACAATAGGAGCATATGTAGCATAAGGGAATATCAACGCAGTCTTATCGTCCCTTGCCTGTACCTTATAGTCAAGCTCAAGCAGCCCATTGATAAATGTAAGTATGCCATACTTAAATATGTCACGGCGTTTCATTATATCAGTCTGGGTTATTGGCTTATTATATAATGGGTAGTGCCTGAAAGACTTACGTTTTGCATTATGTACAATGCTTTTATCTATAGATAGAACACACACTGTATCCCGAGATCCTTCTTTAACACCATCTAACATGACCTCAGTGTTATTAAAGACATCGGTCTTAAAGTTGTTCCTTTGTAAATATACGTCAATGAGCTGATCCTGTATCAGATAATCATAGTCATACGCCTTATACTTGATATCATGGAAAAACTGGTCTATGATTTTAGGATTAAGTGATCCTAGGGATATTGCTCTCTTGACTTGGGTCTTGGTTATAAAGCCCATTATTGGATCACCTCGATTATTCTTGATACGGAGCGATCTGTGTATACATCTTAGCTCCAGACTTACCCACGATATCCTCTAGGATAGCCTGATTATTAAGATATGCGCCAAGAATAACACTATCTATTGCAAACATGAAATAGCTGAAGTGTTCCAATGCAAAGATGGAAGTTGATGAATACATGTTAACGTAATCAACAAGGTAATCTCGCATGGTCAATTCAGCCAGGCTTTGTGTTATCATATACGCATTTTTGCGTAGGAATGTGATGAATGTATTGAGGTTCTCATATGCTTTATCAACATCAAAACGCTGATCAAGTTCCCTAACTGTAATAGGTGAATCTACTTCAGATACACTCACTGCATAGTTAAACACTGCTTCAGACTCTGGGTCCATACCAAGCAGGTTGATCATAAAAAATTTAGCAGCCAGGAATAATACCTTGGCATATGCACGTCTATCTACATTCAGTGCATACTTACGATTTAGCACACGTATAAACATATGAGCGTATATTGCGCCGCCCTCTTTGGCTAATACTGCAGACCTACTGAATACAGGGTAGTTCTTCTGTATTATAATAGCCATATATGCCGATTCAAGCAAACAGTATAGCTTACGTGGATCGATACTATATGTATCTGACGTTTTAGCATACTGGACATAGTTATCTATAAACACATATGCGCCAATAGCACCACCGTTACCATATAGAATAAACGGTACAGATGAAGACATCTTTTCAGTTGTACCAGGTGGAAGCACTATAGCTTTCAATAAGCCATTTTCAAAAGCAGTCAATACAGACTTCTTCATGGCAAACTTGTAGTATTTATTGATAGTACTGACTTCATATTGCAGGTCATCTGCTTTTAACTTTTTACCTTTAGATATAATGCTCTTCAGGTTGTTATCCAGATAATTACCTTTATTCATGGAGTCGTACAGATATGTATTTCTTATGGATTTAGATGTTTTGTTGTTGGATACCATTATTACCGGTTCCTTTCTCATTAACCTTAAATGATAATTTCATTTGGGCTAACGCGGTTTTGGCTTGTTCCTTACGCTGGTTCTCAGCGCGGTTGTTATGGTTATATACATAGATAGTATATAACACCATCTTCTTATCGTATTTCATGCTATCCCAGATAGTACGTTTTATCAGGAATACGTTAGATACGTCTTGATCTAACCGTTTAGCCTCTATGGTATCTTTGGTATGGATAAAACGACCTCTATCATTACGTATTCTATGATCTTTGATTAATCCGGGATCTACCTTCTTATAACTATATATCAGCTCTTCCTTTTCACCATATGAGTGGATAGGAGAGCTATAGCATTTATCATACAGTGATATACATGATTTGTATTCCCCAAAAGTATACAACTGATTAAGATAGACATATTTATCATATACGTCTTCATCGGCTTCCAATTTTTTAGGGATTAGTCTCATAATGTCAGATATAACCTTTTTTGGTAACCCTTTGCCATATAAAGCAGATATCTGATCATATAATTGCTTAATATCACTCATAACATAGAATGCCTCCAATGGATTATTATCACACGTTATACCGTTGTCGAAGGTGCTCTATCATGCAATCTAAATATACCAGGGTTGGATTTAACCAACCCTGGTATATCATTTCATGAATTGATAGATCCCTCTATATTAAATACAGCATCACTGCTTTCTGCACTAACCATTTCACGTTCATGTGTTGATCCATTGCCTTTACTACCAAATGGCATAACACCAACCATATCTGAACTTAATGACAGAATGGATAGTGGTTTATCAAGTTTAACATCATCAATCAACTGGATAGTACTATCTTTTACAAATGGATGATTGATATATGTATAACTGGCTAGATCCTTATAACGCATTTTAATACGCTTAATGGTTAAATACAAAGTACCAGATCGCCGTTCTCTTTCCATATTTATGATTGCAGCCCAGTCTACATTTTCTAATAGATCCCATGATACTGCTATATTTGCTCTACCCAATAACCTAGCCAAATCTTCCTTACCTTCAGTAGCAGCAGCATCTATCGCCATATTACCTGCACGGTTAATCTGATTGGCTGTTATTACAGGTATATCATATTTAATAGCTAAGGTCTTGAGTTCATTAGATACATTCTTCAACTGGATACGCTCATCCGGTGAAGGTTCTGCAGGTCTAATCCTCTTGATATAGTCAAATATCAAAGCTACAACCTCACGATTATCATCTTCAAGATCGTTGATAATACCATACAGATCTTCTGTACTGAGCTCATTATTTGCATAATATTGGATAACGATATCTGTATCGTTATCCTTAAGATTCATATGACCAGTGTTCTTGAATTCCTTAACTACCTCATCACCAGATCCATAACTGTTTATTGGGTTATCACCGGCTACCATGTTAAATAACCTTGTTACTGATTCTTCTGTACTATTCTCTGTTGTTATCAGTAATACAGTTGGTGTTGATGACGGGTCTCTCCTTTTGATTTGCGGTTTATTATATAATTTGATCCACCTGGCACACTGTACAAGAAACGATGATTTATACCCGCCCGTAATACCTAGTATTAAAAATAGGCGTCCAGGTAAGAATCCAGGACTCAACATGTCATTCAGATATGTTATGCCGGTTCGTAATGCCAGCTTTGGATCACATGCTTTTTCATATAATAGCTTAAGGAATGCATCTGCTATTTCTTCCCTAAGCGAGAAGAAGTTATTTGTTGACAGGGTATCCGACTTTCTCATGTCATTCATGCATGATGTCATATGCCCTTTAACCTTATCGACCACTTCCTTCATGGTCTTATATTTATTCTGGTCTATCCACATGAAATCTTCTGTCAGGATTTCCTTATAGTATATAATGTATGCATACTGTAAGTGATCTTTAACCTGACGATTGATCATATTGATCTCACTAAGGCTCAGTTGTTCATTCTTGACCAGTGATGTTATTACTTCCGCATTAGCAGGGTCGTTCTCATTTGTACACTCTTGCAATAGTACACTTTTATTCTCAACCCCTTGCACTAGTATACATTCCAGTGCCTTCATAATAAACTCTATACGGCTATAGAGTTCAACGTTTGTCATATAAATACTGGTATCTATAAGATTAAAGAACTTACGGAGTGCCAGTAAATTGGCTTTAGTCACGGATTTAGATTTGGTGAACAGATACAGGATTACCATATTAAGAAAGTTTTTATCCATCCTGATCTTTATCTTGGTTTCACCAGCAACAAACGTTCTTACGTCGTCTCCGCGCTTTCTATATTTTACCGCCATTATATATCATCCGCCTTGGTTAATTTTAGTCACATTCAAGTTCAGTAGGTTCTTAAGGAACTCCTCTGATATATCCTTACTATACTTCCTCTTTATATACTTCTGGATTTTAACTGTGACAGGTAATGATTTGTCGAATAGGAAATTGTAGTCTGTCATAATCTGTTTAACTCTCTCTTCGGTCTTCTGTTTAACAAGCTTCTCACGCTTGTCGACTATATCTAGCTTGTAACCTTGCTTACCAGTATAGTATTCCTTAAGGAAACTGATAAAGTATGAGAAGTCCTTATCACCTGATTCAGCAATAAGTTGGATCCTTAGGTTATCCCTCTTCAATTGCTTTACAAACGTGATTAGCTCTTCAGGGCTTTTGTTATAGTTATCTAAGACCACTTTAACAGTGTCAAACCGTCTTGTATTCCTATTGACTATAAATTCTATCATGTACCTATAAGAGTCGGTATCATATACACAGATATAGAATCCCTTATCTTCCTCTTGACCATATACCCACCTTGAATAGCTGCCCACATAATATATGTGATTACGTATTATGGTTGTTGTATGTATGTGACCAAAGAATATCGGACCTTTACAAATACTACCAATAAGTTTAGAATCCATAACAGGTGCTTGGGATATTGCATTCTCACCATCATCGGATACGAACGATACCTCTTTGAACATCCCATGACCAAATATAAAGTCATAATACTTCTTTGGTACATTGAAATACTTATCATAGTACGACTTTGGATCTTCCATGTATTCCTCAGGTATATACAAGATATTCATACCTTCCAGTACTTCACTACGTACTGTGGTGATTATCCGCACATCAACCTTCTTATTTGCTTCATACATACTAAAATTACGTATTTGGAAATTGTCATGCGACAGTGTACCTTCCAATATACGTACATATCGTATTCCATTGGTTTCACATATTTTAATTAGCTCATTCATGAACTTGAAGGCTATTATCGAAGTCTGTGAATTCAATGAGATTACTGAGTTATAGAAATCACCGGCTATCACTATCATATCAAGATATCTATCCTTGATAAAATCTAAGAAGCAGGTTTCTAGTTCACTATATAACTGCTTTGGTGATTGTGCACCAAAATGTAGATCTGCTATTATGGCAACTTTAAATATCATGATAGTCCTCATTTTTAGCCATTATTATATGTAATTCAGGTGCTTTATATTTATCACCAGCCTTAATACATTTACGGTTAAGGCCAAATCTATCAAATACCATCAATAAGCAACTTCTATACTGGTGACCACAACGGATTTCAACATCCATATGATTTGATGTATTTACAAAATCCATAGCTTCACCAGCTATCTTATAACAGGTATCCAACTTTCTAAGCCATGCATGTGCACCATTATCAGATATAAGCATATCACAAAACATCCTAAATGTAACATTAGTGTGCACTAATAGCTTATTCTTAGGATCATACTTCGGATTATGCATGATCATCCATGGCACTGTTGTATGCTTATCACGTATATCGCTATTAAACCATAGCTTCTTATATGCTTTCTTCTTAAGCCTCATGAATAATGTATCTAATAGTGACTCATACTTATATGATGGATGTTTACCTTTTGGGAATGGACCCTTTTTATTAGGCCTAACCATTATATTGACAAATATATCTCTCTTCATGTATTTGAAATATCGCTTTAAATCCTGATATAGAATTGCACTATACCTGTTCATCTTAAACAATTTAGCCATTTTTTGGTACCTCCAATATGCAATACCATGATATATACTTTTAATACTGCTTTGATATATAGAGGTCCTTATAGACATTCTTAATATCATTCCATGCATTATATACATCTAACAGTTTTAAGAATATACTTGTAAAGTAGGTTTCACAGTCCTCTTTAGATATATATCGCATCACTATTTTATTAGCTGTGATGGAAAATATCACACACTGCTGTATCTGTTCATATACATCTGGCATATTGATCTTTATCAGGTTTAGATATCCGCCAAGCTGTATGAATTGTGTCTCATATACAGTTTTGGATGTCTTAAAATCACCCAATACCTTAATATACTTACCATCACCAGATATGATGTCACATATAAGATCTATAGTACCACCATATGTATCACATGACAATGAAACCTCTGACATTACATTTGTTATCCTTAGGTCTTGCTTAACCAATTTGAACTTGTTAACTAGCTCCATTGCATCACTTAACATATTAGCATGACCTATAATAGCTGGCTCTTTACCTAATAAATCCGACTCTATAAGTTCGTGTACTAATGTACCAAATATTGCTTTATTATTCAGATAACGTGTATAATCTATACCACGCTTACCTATTGCATTGGCCCATTGTAATAGGCCATCCTTATTGAATATTTTTATGACTGTAGTAACGCTTGGTACTACCTCATGCTTTGAATTATAGTATTCAGAATGCATATTATACACCTCAACGGTTAAATAGAGGATGATGGTTGAGTCCATCATCCTCAGATTTGTGTCAACTTGACATCGTCTTCAACCTTCTGTATATTTCTGTTGATAGGCGCTTTTTCCTTTATAAAGACCTCATTGAAGAAGTCTTTAATTGACGTATATGGCACTATAATGCCATTCATAAGTGATTCCATAGTGAAGTCTGATACAGACTTCATATGGTTAAGTCTTAATATTAATGCATATAGTTCAATGTTACCGTATAATGCATAAGCTAACAGTTTAGGTTTATACATATAACGTCGTGCATTATCCTCTGTAAATGTAACAAAGGCACACTCATCATTTCTAATGTGATAATTGTATTCAGAGAATACAGCATGTGTGTTTAGTTTCAGTGCTGTTGTTTTAGATATAGCTAATACTGACTTAAAAGACATCTTAGCCCATGTAAGATTTAACAATGCAGCAGCTGATGCCTGTTGGTCTATAGTTTTAATCCCTGCGTTCATATGCACACCACCATGATATATATTTTTACTTGCTTGTTAATAATGACATATAAACCGTGTTACCCATACGTCAGCTAGGTTTTCATCCATTATTAACACCATTAATTTAGCACCAGCTGGAATGTTAGAACCACCAACAGGTTCATCATTAAAGTCATAGTGCCAATGATCATGATAACATGGTGCAAGTATAGATGATCCAGGATGGTGACATGTGTTGCAATGAGCTCTGTTAGGACAATTATCTGTACCATACCATGGATTGTTACAGAATAGCCATGGATGAGTGTGATTACGTTTATCAACTACACGAGCTACTATATATCCTTGCTTAGACACAGACGTTGATGATGTTGCTGCTGTGTCTGATGAATTGCTAAAGACTGCCTTATTAATAGGCGCTGTTTCTTTTTTAGGTGATGCCTGTATATTACCCATCAATTTAGGTATGTATACCTTAATGAATTCTGCACTGGCTGGGAAATCTTCTGCAGCATATGCATATTCAATCTGCCCAAAGTCAACTCCTGATTGACCCGATTTAGATTTCAATGGGATCATCCCCTTTCTATAAACACAAACAACACCATGGGTGAGAGGCGGACTCACCCATGATGTATCCAAAGGAGGTTTATGTCATCAACTGTTGGAAACCATTCAATGACAAAAAATGTATTTAGAGTAGGTAAAATTGTGTCCTACAATGAGCGAATTATTGCTCATATGACCAAATCAACATCACGTGTTGTGGTTTACAATTATGTTCTTTCCCCTACAGGATCACACAAATCCTGCAGATTTTTAATAGGAATCCACAATATATCTGATGGATTTTCATCCTCCTTCAGTTCATAAACTGCTATAACCTTGAGGCCTTTTTCTTCAGCATGTTTATTAAGAAATATTGTTACAGCCTGATCAACAACTGCACCAGTATCATTAATTTTTGTATATGGATGATTATTACTATCCAATATAATATTTCCTTTAATAACAGATCTGTTATATACGACAATACATTCGCTCTTCTGCTCAACGGTATCTGTACTATATGTAAACATATACTTGTGTAACATAATATATACCCCCTATTTGAAGTTTACTGATAATGTACATATCAATATTTTAACCTATTTAGATAGATAGATATTATACATTGTAAGGAGGCGATGAATCATGAGTGTCGAGCTAAATGCAGGACAGGCAGAATGCTTGGAAAAACTATTAACATGGTGGAATCATAAGCTTGACTATCAACAGGTATTCTCAATCAGTGGACCTGCTGGATCAGGCAAGACATTCCTGATCAGACTGTTGGTAGATCAAATACCATCAATACGACTTAGTGATGTACTATTTGTAGCGTATGTTGGCAAGGCTGCGTTAAATCTATCTAAGTCAGGGTTAAATGCATCAACTATACATAGCGCAATATACAATGCGATAGATGTTGTTACAACACGTAAGGATAAAGATGGTAAGGTAATGATGAAGGAAGGGAGGCCTATAAAAGACGTCAGTGTTAGGTTTGAGCTTAGAACTGAACTGGATCGTGATTATAAACTAATAGTAGTGGATGAAGCTCCTATGGTTGACAAACGTGTTGCTGAAGACCTATTAAGCTTCAACGTGCCAGTTATAGCACTTGGTGATCTTAATCAGTTACCACCTGTAATAGGTGAACCGTATTTCCTAAAAGAACCAGATTGTTTATTGACAGAGGTTATTAGACAGAAAGCGGATAGCCCAATATTGGCATTATCACAACATATAATCCGTAACCCATATTTTAAGCTCACACCAGGCAATTATAATAACCAGTTGTTTATAATCAAGAAGAAGGACTTCATGTCCAGATATTACAATTATCTGACATTAGCTGATGCTGTTATATGCGGACGTAATAGCACAAGGAATGATCTTAATAAAATGATCAGAAGTATGTATTATAGACAACAGGGTATGAATGAGATATCTGAATTGGCCTTTGGTGATAAACTAATATGCCGTAAGAACAATTGGAACATCCAGCAAGATGGTATCTTTCTAATCAATGGATTGATTGGTAGAGTTGATGCTATATATTTTGAGGATGTCAATAGTAAAGTTATACCAATAGACTTCAGACCTGAATTCATGGATAGCTGCTTTGAACATGTAGAGCTATCTAAAAAATTCTTCTATGGTACTAAGTTTGAAAAAGAGTGGCTTAAGACACACAGGCACCAAGGTAACCTGTTTGAATATGGATATGCTATAACATGTCATTTATCTCAGGGATCCCAATATGATACAGTAATAGTATTCAATGAAACTATAGGTGATTTTGACTTCTATAAACAATGGTTATATACTGCTGTAACACGTGCAAGTAAAAAATTATTGCTACTGATATAGGTAGACAACTTCATAATCGCGATTACCATATATGAAAGGATGTGCGCACAATATGGATTATGCACAAGTACGTGCTATACTTGATAAGTATGGTGAAGATAAATGCATACAGATCATCTTTGATAATGGCCGTACATGGTTATTAAATGTAGCTAAAGAAGCAACAGACCCATCACAGCGTCGTCGTGGATATAAACAACGAGATGCTAACGGACGTTTGGTATTCTTAAAGTTTTCAGAACTGGTTGAATTGGATGAAGAAACTGATACTATAAAGATGCGTGAATATCAGCATGGTGTTGATGTTAATACTAGGAATCGCATATTTTGGGATATTGTGAATCCTATTGAAGGTATTCAGGGGTTCAACTTTGTACCACCTGAATTTGATGAAGAGCAGGAATACCAGCTTAGAATGCAGTTTGATGTCACAATTGCATAATAGGATATGTCAGGCTATTAAGCCTGACATATTCTTCTATACCTACATCAACTACTATATATCTCATTTGGGATAACGTGAATACAAATATATCAACTTTGGGTTCACGTATATATTATATTATGGTATTAGCATTGGATTATGATGTATTGTCATAGTTCGACATGATATGCATCATAAATCTGATGACTGGTATACTTGTACAATTATACCTATTTTAAGGAGGTGCTCGTGTTATGGGCAAGAAAAAGTTTGACCAGAATACCCTGTATGAGCTGACTAAAGAAGCTAAGGGTATCAAAATGAAGAAGAAAGCAGTGCAGTTTGCTTGCTGTCACAAAGACAAGAAAGGCAACTATCGCCTGCGCCAGGTTAAGGGTGACAATCCGTACCTGTTCAAATGCAAGATCTGTAAAGATCGCAAGATCGATCTCAGCATTCTGAACCAGAAGGCTAACGGTACCGTCAAAGAGCAGATCAAAGCTGCATGCCGCAAGCTGAAATCTTCTGCTGACCTGATCAAAATGCAGACCGGCAACAAAGATGAGAAGATCATCGAAATGGTTGTGGACTTCGAGAAGAAGCTGTGGGCTTATAAGAAGCTGGCTTGCAAAGCATTGCGTTCCAATAAGAAAAACAAGAAGTTCAGCAAACGCAATGTTAACGTAACCAGTTCCGGCAAATCGTTGTTTAGTCGGTACTAAGCGGTAACAATGACAGTCATGGATATTCCATGACTGTCTCACATTATTGGAGGTGTTAGCATGAAGCCGAAGAAGCTATTAAAGCGCATCATCGACTCCAGGAATTCCAAGAAGGCCGCTAAGAAAGTACGTAAGCGTAATGCACGGTTTATTAAAGAACTGTACAACCTTGATTCCCAGTACGATGTTGCTGAAGTATCAGTACCGGAATCTACTGGTAAAGCTGTTATATTCTATGATGATCTCAAAACCAAGACGGACATCATTGATTATGTACGTGAAATACTGAAGACTGCCGATATTGATATCAATGAAACCATCTTGAACGCTAAGCCTGTTAAGAGCTTTGAGTTCGGTGTGTTCACCTTTACATTCTACAATGATGAAAACCCTTATAGGGTATTGACATCACCGAGTGTAAATCTTAATGCGATCAAAAATATCATGGTCACAACAAAACCGCCGATTCAGCCTGTTGATGATGCTGATGAATACGAAGATGACGATGAGTGATAATTGATCAATCATGGTGCTATGGGTTTATATCCTAGCACCATGATATTTTTGGGCAATCGTAAGATTACATCGTATATGTATATATTATACTTATAAGAAAGGAGTGTGATTAAGCATTATGGATAATTGCTTAGATCGATTTGCGTTTATTAAAACGCTAAAGCCCGTAGAAAACGCAGCATTGTTTGCTGAGGGCATGCAGAACAATTACTCATTGGAAGAGGACGATGATAGCTACATGAAGTATGTGGCTGGTGCCAAGTGGGAAAACCATACGTCCTCATATGTTAATGAACTGACTGTTGGTACAGTATTCATTGGCATATCAAAGACTGATTCTATGAGCCGTGAGTACATTATTGTGGCTAAAGACAATAACGGCAACAGTATCTGGTATCCGTTCTCTGGGTATGAAGATGCTGAACCTGTTGTCATGGTTTATGAATTCAACCCTGATAGTGGTAAGTTTGTACCTTTATGCATCAACGAACTTCGGTATATTACTGAAGCGCTCAAAAAGGCATGTACACCTGGCAGATGGTATGTTAGTACTACTGTCAATGGTGAACTGTGTCCTATCTTCGAGGTAGAACAAGATGACGACGATGATGAATGGGTTGATGATGACGACGATGACGATGATGATGTAGAAGAGTTGCAGCATGAAGCTCACCATTTTGATGATGACGATGATGATTTTGGCACAGTAGATTGTGTGTTCTCATGTCTTAAACAGGAAGATGGCAAACTGGTATTCAAGACTGTAGCTCAAATAATGAGTATCCATGATGATGTAGAAGAGTTGCAGCATGAAGCTCACCATGTTGAAGCAGATATACGGAATGCTAAGATCAATTATGATGGGCTTACAAGGCAAATTCAGATGCTCAATGAATTGGGTGTCAGGTTTGAAAGCTCATATAATGATTTCCAGGCTGCTGCTTCAGGTAAGTTTGATATTATGACAGCACCAGAGTTCACCAAGTTGAACACGACTGATGATCCTGTATTCGATGTTGTAAATAACAAACCCAATGAACCTGAAGAAACTGTACAGCCAGTAGAGAATACTGTTGATCAAGAGCCTAAAGTCAATGAACTTGGCGTAGTTGAAACGGATATAATCCGTGAAGCAAGGAATGCTATAACCAATAGCCTTGTTGAACAAGGATCACCTACTAAAGGTTATGATGATGACGAGGTTTATGCACAGGCCATTGATATTGACGAGAAACCAAAAGACGATCCGTTTGGTGGTTGGTAATTTTAAATAATGATAGATCGCTTACGAGGCTCTTAGATGGGTTTACGAAGCGATCTATCTTTTTTATAGCTGTTATATGGAAGAGATCAACACTACTATGCACATACCGTAATACAACTTGTGGTACAAGTATATATCATAGTCTTGCATCTATACAAGACATGAAAGGAGACCGATTGGTATGGCAAAGCAATACCAGGATGATAACATAACCTGGATTGAGTCTGATATCGAGAAGATACAGAAGAAGACAGGTATGTATATCAGTTATGTAGGATCCAAAGGTGCATTGCACCTGGCTAAAGAAGTAATTAACAATGCCATCGACGAATGTATCAGTAAGAAGAGTCCGGGTAATACAGTCCTAATCTATTTTGATGAGGGATCTAACAGACTCAGTGTTATGGATAATGGTCGTGGCATACCCTTCGATAAGGTTGAACTGGTCTGTACTAAAATACAGGCTGGTTCAAAATTCACCCGCGATGCAGATAAGAAGGGTATAGAAAACAAAGCATTTACAGCGGGTGAGAATGGTGTAGGTATTACAGCAGTTAATGCATTATCCAAGGAGTTCGTGTTTGATATCTATAGAGATGGAGAACGTGGCACATTTACCTTTAATGATGGTAAGTTGGTTGATTCCAATATAGTCAAGACTACAGGTAAAGATGCTAAACGCCATGGTACTATAGTATCATTTATACCAAGTGAGAAGTATCTTGGTAAGTGCAAGTTTGAACTTAAGGAGTTATATGAGTGGATTAGTAACATAAGTTATCTGATAGATCCATCAGTCAAACTGACGTTTTCATATAACAAAGCGAAGTCTGAAACCGTGAAAGAGGAGACCTTTGTACATGATGAAGGTATCAAAAATCTGGTTGAAGACACTGTTAAGAAACGTCTGTTTGAACCAATCTATATTAACTTTAAAGGCTCATATACTATCGATAATGATAAGGTTACATTTAGGGATGATGATGGTAAAGGTAATAGCCTTGGCAATGACATAGTTGTGCAGGTAGCATTTACATACAATCCAGAATCCCATGATGATGATAACAGTCATTACATCACATTCTGTAACTATGTTAATACGATAGATCATGGCGTACATCTGAATGCAGCTAAACGGGCTTGGTGTAAAGCTATAACCACATTGGGTAATGAGTCACTTAGTGATACCGAGGCTAAAAAATTCCAACTGGGATTTGATGATGCACGTACAGGGTTATTTGGATCAGTCAATCTGATGTGTGATAATCCACAATTTGCATCTCAGACTAAGGAAAAGATTAGCAACGATGCATTATTCAAGCCAATCAATTACATAGTGTTCAAAAAGCTAATGAAGTACTTCAATGATAATCCATTGGTGCTTAAGAAGGCTATTGCATATGTAAAGGCTAATGCTAAATCAAGACTGGAGATCACAAAGATACGCAAGTCTGAGTATAAACCAGTTGACAACCTTAGTGAAAATACATTGGCTTGTTTTAACCCAGCAAATGGTAAAGGATATCGTGAGCTGTTCCTGGTTGAAGGAAAGTCAGCTAAAGGCACATTGGTTAAGGCAAGAGATCCTGAAACACAGGCTCTGTTTGCATTACGTGGTGTACCTAAAAATACCTGGGGTGCCAAGATTACTGAAATATTGGCAAACCAGGAGTTTAAGTATTTGATAAAGGTTCTTGGATGTGGTATTGGTCAAGACTTCGATATCAAGAAGCTGAAGTATGATAAGATCATAATCTTCACAGATGCAGATATAGATGGGTTTAGAATTGCATCAATATTGTGTGTGTTCTTTATAACACAATATCCTGAGATAGTACAGCGTGGTATGTTATATAAAGCAGTACCGCCACTGTATATTATCGATGATCCAAAACATCCATATATCCTTAATAAGATCGACTATTACGATTACTTTGCTGATAAGCTGGTTAAAACAGTAAAGCTGTATGATGATATGGGGAAAGCATATCCACCAAAGGCATTCAAACAGTTGATCATTCATAATGATGACTACCTGTCATTACTGGATGCGTTGGTTAACTATTACTCGATCCATCCTGATATCATTGAGTTCATTGTACAGTATAAGTTCAGTACACCTGGTTATACAGCTAGGAAATTTAAGTCACTGCTAAAGAAGCGGTTTGATGAGATGACATACGATGAGGATAGCGGATTGATCCGTGGTGTATACAAAGGTGCATACCAGTATATTTCAGTGGATGAAACATTTAATACACGATCCAAAGCATTGCAGGCTTTAATAACAGACCTTGGTAATAATGACTTTAGCTTTGATGATAGAAGTCAACACTTTGAGCATGTCACATTTGGTCAGTTTATGAGATACGCAATCCGATATATGCCTGTAACTAAATCCAGGCTTAAAGGGTTGGGTGAGATGAATGATGATAAGATGTGGGAAAGCTCAATGAATCCTATGACAAGGCAGCTAATACAGTTGACATCTGATAGGATTGAGCGCGAGTTAGAGGTATTCAACATGCTACACGGTAAGGACTCTGATCAGCGTAAAGAATTAATGGATGAGTACATCCTGGATATCAGAGATCTCGATAACTAATGGGGGTTGTTAATATGAAATTACCTAGGGAATTACCTACTCCTGGTTACTGGAGTTATGTTGATGAATTGGATGGGAGAGGCTTGGACCTCTCCTATCCAAGAGAAGTAATTAAAGGTATCAAACGTCAATGTATAGCAGGTACTATAGATTGGGATGATCTATCAAAAGATATGATCGTATTTATAAATAAACCCCAGGATAATGTACCATATGAGGTTAAGATAACACCAAATGCAGCTAAAGCTATCAAGCAGAAGCTAAAGTATAAATATGGATCTATCAATATTGGTGTTAATGATCGTATTCCAAAGACTGTTGATATACTCAATGAACTACTGGATATGGATAAGTACTTCAGTATGTGTATAACGTTAAAACGCGAATTACCGACGATAGTTAACAATATCCATTATCATCATAATTACAAGTATGCTGCTATTAACATTGCAGCACTAACATCCACATACAATATGGAAATAGTGAAACTTATTAATGACTATCTAAGCACACACAAGTTCTTCGATAAAAGCACTGGACGTTGGTGTGGGTATATAATAGTCAATAACAGATCGTTCATCATATCAAATGAAGCATATGTAGCTGTATTGATATATAAATACTACTACAATCATGGTGTATCTGAAGAACATGCCGATCTAATATATGAGAATTATGATGTATTGGTATCACCAGATAAAGATCATCAGATCAAACGCGGTAACGGTAAATCATTCTTACAGGATTGCAAGAAAGTAGCCCTTATCAAGAAGGAACTTACCCATAGTACAATAGGTATTATAGAGTTCCACGATTTGATCAGATATGGCGGGTACAATGATAAAATACTATCAATAGATACCATGAACGCGATATCAGATATATTCGGTCATCGCAAATGGATACATCAGTTCTTCGTTGCACTTAGTTTATACTGTGATAACTATCTGAATATTGATGAATTAAAGGAAGATATTAAGAATGAGTCAACCAGCTTGATCGATCCATCTAAAATCAAGGATTTTGATCTGTTTATAAAGGTAGTTGATTACCTGGATTCGATCTATGATACGCTGATTGCCAACCCTGATCTTAAATAGATATTATATACATGAGGTGATTCAAGAATGGCTGAAAAGCGTAAAACCAGTAAGGTTGACGAGCGTGAATATTTAAAGACTGACCGTATAGAAGAAGCCAATATAGCTGAAGTCAATCAGAAAGGCATGATTCTGTATGGGGCAAATATCAATTTAGCTCGTGTATTCCCTGAGATACATGATGGTCTTAAACCTGTAGAACGGCGTATATTGTATACGATGTTTGCACTTATGAAGCTAGCACGTATAGAACGTCGCAAGGATAAAGACGTGTATCATAAGGAGATTGTAAAAGTTAGGGTTATTACTGGGCGTGTTATGGAAATACATCCTCATGGTGATAGCTCTGTATATGAAGCACTTGTACGTATGGCACAACCATGGAACATGCTAATGCCATATATAGACGGTACAGGCAACTTCGGTACTATGGCTGGTGATCCGGCAGCTGCTGATAGGTATATCGAATGTACATTAAGTGACTATGCAATTGATTGCTTCTTTAGTGACTGGGACCCTGAAGTAGTATTGATGGAGGATACCTATAATCCAAAATTAAGAGAACCTGTCTATCTACCGACTAAATATCCCAATTGTCTGTTAAGCTATTCAGATGGTTTAGGATTTGGGTCTGCTACCCATATACCAACATTCAATCTTGAAGAAGTATTACAGACAACCATAGCATTAATCAAAGATCGCAAGTATGAACCAAATATCATACCTGATATCACAACTGGATGTTTGATAGTTGATGAGGGTAAATTCCCGGATATCTGTAAAACTGGTCGTGGTACATTTAAAATGCGGTCTGAGATAATCAAGGATGAAGCCAAAAAATGCATCATCATTAGGTCAGTACCGTTCCAGGTAAGCCTGTTATCTACCAAACTGAAGATCAAGGAATTGATAGACAGTGAGGTCATCACAGGCTTTAAAGAAATGAGGGATTATAGTGGTGAGATAGTCCATATGGAACTATATTTCAGACCTGAGGTAGATCTGGACTCCATTATCAATATACTCTATAATCGTACTGATATGCAGAAGACATATCCTGTACAGATCAAGATGATCGATGATTTTAAGGCCACTGACTTCAGTGTTAAGTCAGCATTGTTAAGATGGATAGATATCAGATTCCAGTTTAAGCGTAAGATGTTTATCAATGAACTGGTACACACCGAACAGCGTAATCATGAACTTGAGGTATTGATATTGGTTACAGATGGCAAGAACTCTGATACCACAATCCATATCATTAAATCATCCGAGAACAAAGACGAAGCAGTTGATAAGTTGGTTAAGAAGTATGGGATATCATCCTTACAGGCTAAAACAATTGTAAATATGCGTTTATCTGCATTAACCAAAGATGCATGTAAAATGTATCGCGATGAGCTTAAGGATAACCTGAAACGCATTGATGAGCTAAAAGAAACCATAACATCACCAAAGGTTATCAATAAGATCATAATCAAGGAACTGCAGGAAGGTATTAAGAAGTACACATATCCACGCAGATCAAGAATTATCAAGGCTGTTAAGGAATATAAGTATTCTGACTATCAGACACAATTGATATTTACCAAGAACGGGTATGTCAAGAAGCTTAAAGCTGGTGTTAATAAGATAGGTACACTTGGTGAAATGGATGAACCTATAGACATTAAGAAGGTTGAGAACCGTGATCAGATTGTACTGTTTGACAAACGTGGATCTGTACATACTATAGATGTAGGATTAATATCACAGGATGATCTGACCACTATAGGCACACCATTGTCAACATATGTAAACATATCTGGTGCACCTGTTAGTATCTTTAAGAGGTCTGATATATATGATGATACGGCGCTTGTGTTTATAACCAAGAATGGTATCATCAAAAAGACATTGGCCGACTGCTTTGCATTTAAGAACAGCATTCTGAGCATTACGCTTAAGCAGGATGATGAATTGGTCAATGTTATAGCACTTGAACATGAACATGACATATTGCTATATAGTCAGCACGGTGTAGCATTAAGATTTAACAGCAGTGAGATACCGTTAACTAAACGTATGGCTATAGGAGTAATTGCTGTAAATTTGGAAGGTGATGATTATGTCATCGGTACTAGAGATATATCCAAAGATGATAAGTATCTGCTAATAGTAACAAGAAAAGGCTATGTGAAAAAATGTAGTCTTGATGTGTTTAGCAGTAAAAAGAGACGTAGTGAACCCGTTGTGATAATGCCAATGGATGCAAAAGATAGTATCCATACAATACTGGCATGTGATACTAATGATACGGTGATTGTGTTAACAACCAAAGGACAATATGAGATACACCTTGAGGATATACCCAGTAAGCTAAAATATCAGGTAGGAGATAAGCTTGTTCCATTGAAGCGTGGGGATGTAATAGCCAAGGTGTTCAAATTAATCAAATCGACCAAATAAGTATATATAATAAGTATGAGGTGTACCCAATTACGGGCACACCTCATATATTTACAATTAGGGGGTATTTGTATGAGTGAAGAAGCTACAGGTGGAATCATATCCGCAATCACAGACATGGCAATTAAGATGTTTAAGAAGAGTACGTTTGTACACGAGTTCTACGTCCACAAGAACAATCTGAAGATATGCTTTGGCATTAAGATCAAGCGCTTATTTAGTGCTATAGTGACAGTTAAAAGCCAGGAGAAGGTTACTGTTATAACATTTAACCTTAACGGGTATAAGTATAAGCTGTATCTGGCAACAGGAAGAATCCTGACAGCTATACGTGTAAGTCTGCTGTATATCAAAGGCAGAGTGACTAAGGATGCTAAGCTTCTAAGGGAATTAAATGCTGTGACCCTTAAGAAGCGTGAGTATAAAGAGATGAAGCTGAATAAGAAGAAGATCATGCGGGCTATTAAAGCCAAGGCAGAGATCAATAAGAAAGCCAAAATCAAAGATGATAACGGGTTGGATGCTGGACCGTTAGTAATCAAATTTGGGCGTGTAGGTGAAGATCCCAAATTTGATAAGATAGTAACGGCATAATTACGTAAGTAGGTCCATGGGGCAAACACAGCACCGTACCCAAACCGATGGAACGCATCCCTCGGTAATGATACATCGTGGGCTGTAGCACCCATGGACTTTTTTGCCCGCATACGTTGCAGGCTCTTCTTAAACCCTCTTAACTAATAACGTCACTCATTGGATAATAGTAACAACTTACCATGATAACTGCTCAACCGCCGATCCTTTTCTTCTGCTTCGTCTTATAAGGCATCCGTCGAGTACACTTGTTTTACTCATGTAATAGAAACATGGTTCTGAACTAAGGTTCAGAGGGAACATATTACCCTTCGACTCGTATAGAGGGATCGGCCCGCACAAGGTCACGTCACTGAATACCCCGGGCCAATACTTATATGTTATACATATAATAAAATATTATATAACTATCCAAAGGATCACAGAAAAAAGATGAGGGTCGTGACCGCTCATCTTTTTATATCTAATATGCCAAGCTAGTACCAATTAGCACATAGTTGACATATAGATTTTACTTACCGTTTGCGATATTTAGGATCGTTAGCCTTTAACCAGGCATCTGCATCCATATCGCCGCGTACTGCTTTCAGTTCAGCCATCCATTCGGCATCCCGTTCTTTTCTTGCAGCAATACGTTCACTTCTTACAGACATAGTTCTTCTTTTTGCATTTTGTAACATAATAGTTACCTCCTGATATATTATAATATGATCAGAAGACACATCCATTGTATCTTCATTCACTTAAATAATATATATTTATAATAAGGAGAAATACGATTTTGTTACAAATGATATACTATTCCATTATTCAACCTTAACTATAACTGGCATATAACCACTGTCGATACTTCTATATATGCGATTTCTACTAATAGCATCATCACTTTCATTTAGATAATCTTCCATTTCATAGAATAATGAAAGTAACCAATTTGGAGTTGTGTGTATATCAAAATCTATAAATGACATGTGTATGTCCTTTATAAGGGTTTCTAATATACGTGGAACTTTATTTGGTATAATATACGGATCATCTACAGCAATACCTACTGGGTATTCACAAATGTTAATTTTTCTTAATTTAAGGCATACTATATCTTTTAGATTAGTTCCTATCATATAAATCAATACACCATCTGAAGTCAGTTTTACTTCATATTTTGGTATGGGTGTCTTTTCTATACTGCATGATTTACGCAATTCTGAATCGATATAAAACGATATTATCGCTGTTTTATAATCTCCCTGCATAGATATACACATATATGGACACATAACCAATACCTCCTAAAAAATAAACCCATACACGATATACTTGTATGGGTTTTAATGTCTTGGTGGGCCGTGAGGTATTTGAAACCCCGATCGTCATATTATGAGTATGCTGCATTAACCACTATGCTAACGGCCCATTGTAGGGTGTGAGCTACTAGCCGGTGCCCCGGTCTTAACTTGCCACACCCAATAGGGTCTATACCCCTATATCATAAACGCATGCACTCAACTTAATTTCGTACCTCACTGACTGTTATAGGTATAG